GAGCCGGCGGGCCTGCCCGAAGTTAGGGCGACCTAATCTCGGGAGGGCGCGCCGGCGGCGGCGCCGAGGTTCGGCGGCCCTAACTTCGGCGGGGCTCGCCTCCGGGGCCTCCGGGGCCTCCGGGGCCTCCGGGGCCTCCGGGGCCTCCGGGGGCGCGGGGAGGGCCGGACGGTCGCCCGCCGGGCGGAAGGCCGGGAGAGAACCCCGGAGGGCCGTCGCCGGTCGCTCCGGCCCGGACGCGCGACCGCCCGCCGGACCCCGGAGGGGCGCGACGGGCGCGACGGGCGCGACGGGCGAGACGGGCGAGCGGAGAGCAGGCGAGCGGATCGGGGGGCCTCCGGGGCGCGGGGGCGGACGGTCCGCCCCTCTAACGCCGAAGGGACCGCGCGGCTCGCGCCGGACGGTCCCTCGGGTTAGGGCCGGGGGATCCGCCCCCGGTCGGTCGGGTCTACTTCCGCGCGGGCCGCTTCGCCTTCGGGGTCGCCGGGGCGGTCGCCTGCTCCTCGGCCTTCTCGGCGAGGATTTCGACCGCCCGCGCCGCGACGGCCGCGTCCCCGCGCTTCCCCTCCGCCCGGGCCGCGCGGATCGCCTCGCGGGTCGGGGCGAAGGCCTCCGGGCTCGCGCCCGCGCCGATCCGGGACTCGGCGTACCGGCGGCCGAGCCCGGGGTAGCGGGTCGAGTAGTCCGCGCCCGTCCCCTCGGCGTAGAGCGCCCGGATCTTCCCGACCGAGACGCCCGCCCGGAGCGCGAGCCGGTCGGCGCGCGGGGCGGAGGACCGGCCGAACCCGTCGGGCGCGGCGGCCCGGACGGCGACGTTCTCGGCGGTCGCCTCGAAGCGGAGGGACGGGAAGGCGAGCGGCTCGACCGCCCAGGCGATCCGCTCGACCGCCTCCGGCGAGATCCGGAGCGCGGAGGCGACGGCCCGGCGCGGCTTCCGGGCGAGGACGTATTCCGCGAGGACGGCCGCCGCGACCTTCGCGGGGAAGCCCGCGACGGGCGAGGAGGGGTCGAGCGCGACGGGCTCGGACTCGGTCGGGACGTTCGGGTTCGGGGTTCGGTTCTCGGACACGCGATTCTCCTTCGGAGAGGTTCGTTAGCGCCGATCGGCGCTCGCCTAGCGTAGCTCGTATCGGTCGGTCCGCGACGGTTCCGAAGCCCGTTTTTTCCTTTACGCCGAAAGTCTAGACTTCCGTATAGTTAGGTAACTTCTTCGGTAAAACTACGTTCGGAACCCCGTAGCTAACTCGCGCGTACGCTCGCGCCCGATCGTTTCGCGTGGCGTACGAGTTACCTAACTTCGTACGATTAGCTCAGATAGAGTTAGGTAAATAGCAGGGATAGCAGGTAGTTTCGCCAGCAGCAAACTCAAAGATTCACGTTCAGATAGCAGATTATTCGATCAGAATCGAACATAACTTCTCAATATATACCTCAGGGGGTAACGCAATTTTATCAGGGGTCAGTTCGCCGCGGTGGTGCCCTTCTGCAACAGCGCGCATATATGCTCCTCGATTTTTGCGATTATTGCGTAAAACCCCCTTCTTAGTGCGAGATACAATGCGAAACACGTTCAAAACCCGCATATTTTCTTGCGATTCTAAAATCGGGATTTCAAGGCTGTTTTCTCAAATCCTAAATTGAAAAACCGTCCGAAAAACGCCTCCTAGCCTCAAAACGATTTTTCGACTTGCACTTGTTTCGGACATTTTTACCGATGATCCTCGCGCCTACGCGCGATACAACTTACATCAAACAACCCCTATACGCGAGCGGGCGAACCGCGACCCAGGAACCTCTCCCCGCGAGAAAAAACGAAAGCACCGCAAAAAGATTGAAAGAGAAGTTTTTAGAGAAGGGGGAGCCTCGTAGGCGCTGGTCGCTCGGTCGCCCGCGAGAGCTAGACTTTTCAGCCCCGACCCGCTATCCTCTCCTCGGACCCCGACCCGACAGGATGAACACAATGGAGAACGAATACGGTGACACCGGGACACTTGTAGGCCCAAAGGGTGACGACATCAGGTACTTCCGTCACCAGGGTGGCAACAAGACGGTTCTGTTTGACACCGAACTCACGAAATACGACCCCACCATGACCGTCGCGCGGGTCATGATAGGGCTGCACGCCGACAAGACCAGATTTGGCCTTGCCGCCAACATACACTTCAGCAAGAGCACCTGCCCGGCCGAGAGCCTTTGGTTCGAGGGCAGGCTGTTGGCCGCAAACGTACACGCTGCCTGGCGCGAGGTCGCGCTAGCCGCAAAGGCCATGAACTTCCCCAACGACCGGGTGGCCCTTGTTGGTGGGCGCAGGAAGGCCCCCGTCCTGATTTGGCCGGGCAGGGCAGGCAAGGGAATGATGGACAGCGTGCGCAAGTACCTCAGCGAGCCCAACGAGCCGAGCCCGAGAAGCAAAGTGTTGCTTGACTACAAGCTGCCCGAGCAGGCCAAGAAGCCAAGATTTGGCTACAACCCGCGCCTGCTGCCGCCTGACATGGATGAGTTCGACATGGCATGGGTGGCCTTTGGCACTGCGCTGGAGGTCACGTGGTACTGCACCAACAACGCCGGGGACCTCCATGTCGCGGCGATTTGAGAGAAACGTTGAAGCTGCGATGGCCGCATACAGGCGGCTGGAGCAGACTTCACATCACCGGCATGGAGGATGGCGCGCCATAAACGAAGACATAGACCGCGAGGTTCGGGACAAGAGACACGCTGAGTTGCTCGCCAAGTGGCCGGTGCAGGATGACTGGCCCGACCCCGCTGATACGGCCGCGTACGAGGCGTTGCTGGACAGCATCGAGGAGCAATATGACGAAGATCTGCATAATGGCCGTGGATCCGGGGCAGACAACGGGCTTGTGCTTCATGATGTTGTCATCGACGAGGCGGCACAGTGGAAGCACGAGCACCTCTACGGCAGCTTCCCGACACCCGATCCGCAGGATGAGCGTAACGCAGGTCCCAACTACTGGGCTATCTACGGACTTGAGCTGGATGGATCAATACGTCCGGGCAGCGTACTTGCTGAGGGACATCTGGACCGAGCGTTTCTCGCCGAGATGCGAGAAGCTGGGGATCGCCCCAGAGAACCGGCACCTCGTGATCGAGGACTTCATACTTCGCCCTGTGAAAGACTCCAACCGGACGACCCTGTCCCCAGTCTACATCAGCTCCGTGATGTACTCAGAGATACTGGCGGACCCCTCTATGGATGGCCACATCGTGTGGCAGCCTCCTGGCGCCCAGGGGGATCGAGTCGTCCCACGGGATGCTATGGTCCGAGCCCATATCTGGACGCCAGGACATGATCACGCTGTCTCAGCGACCCGTCACGCCGTAGTCAGAGCGCGTCATCTCGGCATCAGCGGGTGCCTAGAGCCCCGGAACGGGCCGCCTCTATCATTTTTCCGTGCGAAACGCTAGCGGAAAGCCCAGCTAAACCCAACAATTTTGCGTTTCGGATCGGCCGGGGGTATACTTCCCTCCCATGGGACGACCCCGCGACGACCGTGAGGAGGCAACTCCCACGTCTTCGCGTAGGCTGTCTCGGGCGTGCGGTGCTCGCGTCACTGGTGGTCGGTACTGCAAGAGGGCTGCGGGGTCCGGTACCGATCACCAGGGCGTAGGGCTCTGTAGCAGACACGGGGGCAACTCCGAGCAGTCTCTGAAGCGCGCCGGCATGGTCCTCGCTCACGAGGGTATCATGAACCCGGACATCCATCCGGGCGACGTGGTTGAGATCGAGCCGCACAACGCGCTGCTCTGGTCCGTCATGATCGCGGGTGGCGATGTCAGCTACTGGCAGCAGGCGCTGGCAGAGCAGGGCCGGAAGGTCGAGCACCTTCAGACACTCCTTGACGCCGAGGAGGACGAGTCCGAGGCAGAACTGCTCGCCATCGAGTTGAAGGCAGCGGAGAAGGAACTCCGTGCCATGTTCTCGCAGCAGCGCACCGCGTCCCGAGAGATGCGGTCGTCGGGCAAGATGGCGATTGACGCGGGGCTCGCAGAGCGCGAGGTCTTGCTTGCCGAGCGGATGGCGGCCTTGATGGCCGCATTCGCCAACGAACTGATCGGGGAACTGGACCTCAAGCCCCGGGACCTCAAACGCCTGCCCGACATCGTGCAGAAGGTCATCATGCGCATGGAGGCCCCGGCTGGCGAGCATCGACCCAAGCCTCGGTTGGCGCTCACGGCTCACAAAAAGAATGACATCTTCGTGATGGACGAGGAAGATGCCGCCTAGCCAGTTCACGCCACGGATGTCACTCCTCGTCCCCGGGGTAGCAGAGCGCACCGTGCAGGCGATGTTCCCCAAGCCCAATGAGTTTGCTCGGAACCCAATCGGGTGGGTACGCAAGAACACCGGTGAGCACCTATGGTCGGCGCAGAGGCGCGTTTGCCGTTCGGTGGTCAAAAACCGCTATACTGCGGTTCCGAGTTGCCATGACTCAGGGAAGTCATTCGTTGCCTCCCGACTGTGCTGCTGGTGGATTGACGTCCACCCGCCCGGGGAGGCATTCGTGGTCACGACCGCGCCGACTGCGCACCAGGTCGAGGCCATCCTCTGGCGGGAGATAGGCCGTGCCCACCGCAAGGCTGACCTGAACGGGCGGATCACGCTCGATGCCAAGTGGCGCCTGTCTCCCGCCCACGGCGACGAGCTAGTGGCGTACGGCCGCAAGCCCGCCGACTACGACCCTGACGCGTTCCAGGGGATCCACCAGCGGTACGTCCTCGTGGTGATTGACGAGGCAAACGGCGTTCCGAAGACCATGTTTGACGCCGTGGACACCATCGTCACGAATGAGAACGCGAGAGTGTTGGCGATCGGCAACCCGGACTCCCCGGATTCGCACTTCTATGAGGTGTGCAAGAAGGGGTCCGGCTGGCACGTGATCCACATCGATGGCCTGAAGACGCCAAACTTCACCGGGGAGCCCGTCCCCGAGAGTTTGCGCGATCTGCTCCTCGCCCCGGCCTGGGTGAAGGAAAGGCAGGAGCGTTGGGGCGTCGGTTCACCGATGTGGGAGGCCAAGGTCCGTGGCCGCTTCCCCAAGGTCGCCGATGACGTGCTCGTCCAGCTTGACTGGTGGGACAAGGCGGCTCAGCGCAAGATCGACGCCAAGGACTACGCCGAGCAGCGCGGATATGACGTCGCCCGCTTCGGGTCAGACAGTTCGATGGCCTACAGTTACAAGGGCGGTGTCCTCAGGCACGTTTGGACGGTGAACCAGCAGGACACCGTGTTCATCGCCAATAAGATCAAGGCGGACCTCGTCAGGGACAACACGATCACCGGTGTCGTGGACGAGATGGGGGTCGGCGGTGGTGTCGTCGACATCCTGAAGAACGACAACTTTGGCATCTATGGGTTCGTCGGATCCGCGATGCCGACTGATGACCGGTTCGCCAATCTCCGCAGCGAGGCATACTGGCACATCAGGGAGTTGTTCGAGTTCGGGTTGATCGACGTTGACGACGACGACGAGGATCTCAAGACCCAGCTGACCACCATCAAGTGGCGAGTCATGCCGGGCGGGAAGATCATCATCGAGCCCAAGGAAGAATACAAGAAACGCATGAAGACCACGAGCCCCGATGCCGCTGACGGGGCAGTAATGGCTGCGTGGGAGCCGATCCAGTTCAGTATGGCGATGATCGAGCAGCACACGGCTGTTGACACGATCACCGGTGATCTAATGGAGGTCCCCTGGTGAGCACCGCAGCCCCCACCAGAGAAGAAGGGTATGTCCGCCCAGGCCAGCAGGGCCAGCCCTCGATGATCTTCGGCGTCCCGACGTGGGGCGCTCTGGAGGCGGACCAGATCGAGCATGTTCCGCAGCTCAAGTGGCCGCAGTCGATCCAGACATACGATCGGATGCGTGCCGACCCGCAGATCGATGCACTTCTCAGGGGCCTTGTCGGCCCAATCCGGCGTTTCCGGTGGGCAATCGACCCTGCGGGTGCGAAAAAGGGCATCTCCAGCAAGATCGCTGAGGACCTGGGGCTTCCACTTCTCTCGGGCAAGAACATCAAGCGGAAGCTGAACAAGCGCCGCCAGTTCAAGCACGATGACCACCTGCGCACGACGCTCGACTCATCGCTCACCTATGGCCACATGGGATACGAGCAGAATGGCGAGATCAGGGACGGGCTATGGAGGCTCAAAAAGCTGGCTCCTCGTTGGCCGCACTCGATCACGAACATCTCTGTCGCCAGGGATGGCGGTCTGGAGTGGATCGAGCAGGGCTCTGAGTGGAAGCCGGTCAGGATCCCGATCAGCAGGCTGGTCTGGTTCTCGTTCGATAGGGTGGGGGCCAACTGGTTCGGTCGATCGCTTCTGAGGTCTGCCTATCAGCCCTGGCTCCTCAAAGACCGCCTCCTCCGCGTTGACGCGATCCGCCATGAGCGGAACGGCATGGGTGTTCCGACCGTCGAGATGCCCGAACGTGCGACCCCGGCCCAGATCGCCGCCGGGGAGAAGCTGGCGCAACAGTACCAGGCCGGCATGGCGTCAGGAGGGGCGCTCCCGTTCGGCATGAAGCTGCGACTCGTGGGCGTCGAGGGGACGACCAGCGACGTGCTGGCTTCGATCATGTACCACGACTCCTCGATCGCTCGGGTCATGATTCAGGCCTTCGCCTCGATGGGCAACCAGGGGCAGTACCAGGCCGCGAAGCTGGGCGATGCCTTCATCGGTCTCACCGGGCTCGCGCAGGACACGATCGCGGACTGGTACTGCGAGACGATGAACGAGCACGTGATCCTTGACTGGGTCGAGTGGAACTATGGACCAGATGAGGAAGCACCGCTGCTCGTGTACAAGCGCGAGGAGGACCCTGAGTTGTCCGCTCAGGAACTCGCGCAGATGGTGGCGATGGGGGCTCTCACCGTCGATGATGAGCTGGAGAACTTCCTGCGTGAGAGGTACGGGCTGCCGCCCCTCACGTTCTCGCCGGATCAGACTGGACGCCGACGGCAGCTGGGCGTTCCCAAGTCGGGGAAGGGAGGCCGCAACGAGAAGACAGGAGCAGGCCCGGACGGCGAGATGGCGCCGAGTGAGGGCAAGACAAACCCGAATGCAAGTGACCCGCCCCCGACTCGGACCGGCAAGGCGTGAGTGGTGCGTCGACCAGTGGCCCCATCGACGGGGGTGGCAAGCTCGAAGCTCGTGTGGACCGCCTGTACTGGATCACTGATGATCATGGCAAGAGGATTGCCAAGTTGGAAGACAGCGGCTTGATCACCTTCATGACAGAGATGCGAATCAACTTCGGGAACCTGAGCCGCAAAGTCAGCCGGATGGATGACAAGATCGATGACACCAAAAAGGTGGTTGACGCGATCGCTACCAGTGAAGCCGGTGAAGATGCGGTGAATAGGCACAAGGGCGACATGATCACCCGAGTCGTTATGCCGTTGATCGCGGCAGGCGGGGTCCTCGCTGCGATCTTAGCGCTGGTGATTCGATGAAGATCATCCGGAAGATTCCGGCAGGACTTCGCCATCTCAAGGAATGGTGGACGGGGCTTCCGTCCAAGCCGACCAGGATCAGCGTTGTGCTTTGCGTCCTGCTCGGAATCCTCGGGGTGACCGTAAGCATCATGTGGGCCCGAGCGGTGGATGAAACGCACAGCAGGTGCCAGTCCTTGACTGTCGTGGCCCACTTGTTCCAGGACATCGGCAACGAGGCAGATGACCCGCCGGATCCCCAGTTGCTGAAGTCTTTCTCTGAGCTGAAGTCGTACTCAGAGCAGCACCCGGATCGTCTCGCCGCCAAGTTCCTCGTCGAGGTGCTCAGCGATGACGTTCGGGGCACTGATTCAACATCGCACATCTCTGAACTGCTCCAGAAGGCCGGAGTTGAGCTACAGGAGTCGTGCTCATAATGCCGATGGTTACGCTGCCCACCAAGATCCCGATTGCTGCGACGGGCATCGAGTACCCGCTCAGCACCGGGCCAAGGACCTTCACTGAGCAGGACCTGCGAGACGCGATCGAGGCAGCGACCAAGGATCCGGCGGTCAAGGATCCGCGTCTGCACATCGACACCACACTCGGTCACGTGGAGGACGACCTCACCTGGGAGGCGGGAGCCCCCAGCTTCGGTTACTTCCACGACCTAGAGCTGTCTGAGGATGGCCAAGAGATTCTGGCGTCTCTTACGACGCTGGACTGGCTGGCAGAGATTCTGCCGGTCGTTTACCCCAACCGTTCGCTGGACGGGAGGGGGAACGTCAAGATCAAGTCGACGGGCAAGAAGTACGGCCTTGTCATTGATCGAGTCGCACTCCTGGGAGTCGAGATGCCGGGGATCAGCACCCTGGATGACCTCAGGACCGTTCTGACCAACCCGGAGGTGACTATCTTGGCCGGATCAGGCCGAAAGCCTCCCAAGGGGGCAAACGTCGTCGTCCGGGCGCAGGTTGAGGTCGAGGACGTGCGGCGTGAGTTCTACAACCAGGTGGCCGTCAACGACAAGCCGTGGTGGTGGATCCGTTCCATCCGCCTCGACCCCGATGAGGTCATCGCAACGGACGAGGACTCCGGGCAGTTGTACCGGATCCCGTTCAGCGTGACCGAGCGTGAAGTCACGTTCGGAGAAGCAGTGGCAGTCTACGAGGCATTCGTGGACGAGCCAGTCCAGGACCAGCAGCCGCTCGCGGCAGCCACGGCCATCGTGGCAAGCTGGTCGAACGCGGCATCAAGCCGCCCCAAGACGGAGGGACACGTGGACGCGAAGGCGCTCCGTGCTCAGCTGGGGCTGCCCGAGGACGCGACCGACGAGCAGGTGACCGCGAGGATCACGGAGCTGCGCGCGTCGGCCGACACGGGTGGCAGTGGGTCCCAGGACCCGCCCCCGAACGACAACGATGACACCGACGACGACACCGAAGGCGATGACGCCGACGATGACGTCGAGAACGACACCGAGAACGACGACGCCGGCACGCAGGTGCCTGCCGAGGGAGCGCCGGTCGCGGCAAACTCCGGCACGGTGACCCTGGATGCCGAGACGTACGCCCAGCTCAAGGCCGGGGCCGAGGCGGGCGCCAAGGCGCGTTCCGTGCAGGTCAAGGCCCGCCGCGAGGGCAAGGTCAAGGCGGCCATCGAGAAGGGCAAGATCCCGGCGGCCCGCAAGAAGCACTACCTCACCCTCATGGAGAAGGACGAGCAGGGCACGACCGACCTGCTGGCCTCTCTCGCGGAGGGCGTGATCCCGGTCGGCCCCGAGATGGGGTCCGATGACGACATCAGCGCGTCGTCCGAGGCGGGCGGCCAGAACGCCTACATGACCACGGGCATGACGTCAGCCGAACTGGCGCGCATCGCCCGGATCAAGTCCGGGCAGGAGGTGAGCCATGTCGGGTGAGATCACCCCGTACCTGGAGCCCGGTCGTCACCCCACCGCCAAGCCGAACGCCGACGTGCTCGGCGGTCGCGCGGTGATGGTGGACTCGGCAGCAACGGAGCAGTTCTCCACCGGAGGGCTCCGCTCCACGGCAGGCACCGGCGCGGTGCCCGTCAAGCCCTGCACGGCGGGGGCGAAGATGCTCGGCGTGGCGCAGTGCGACCAGACCGCCGCGTCGGGCAAGCTGGTGATGGTCTACCGCGAGGGCTGGGTGCCGGCCATCGCAGGGGCGGCGATCACCGCAGGGGTCGAGGTCGAGGTCGGCACGGCGGGGAAGTTCATCCCGCTGAACACCGGCATCGCCGTCGGCCTGGCCATCAGCGGAGCGGGGGCGGACACCAACACGTTCGTCCTGGCCCCTTACTCCTGAGAGGAGGGGTAACTTGAGCACCAAGTCCCTCACCCGTGCCCAGGCCCTCCGTCGGCTGATGGAGCGCGGGCAGATGCCGATCGTGGCGGCTGCGCCGAATCCGGTGCCGTGGCCCCTCGGCCCTCCCACCGTCAACTCGGACGGTGGCGTGACGGTTCCGCTCATGCTGAACCAGCCCACTCGGGTGACCAGCATGATCGCGGACCTGTCGCTGCAGCGCTGGCTGCTCGACTGGCTGTTCACCTCAGCCGGTGGGGTCAGCGGCGGGGCGGTCGTGTACGACCAGCCCAGCTACAACGACCTCTACTCCACCCGCGATGTCGGGAAGGTCGCTCCTGGGGCTGAGTTCCCGATCGTGACGAGCGATCGACCCGTCCCGAAGGTGGCCGAGGTCGAGAAGTGGGGTGCCAAGGTCTTCATCACGGACGAGGCGCGAGACAGGAACGACAGCGCCGCGTTCACGATGGAGATGCGGAAGATGACGAACACCATCATCCGCAAGCTCAACCAGAGGGCCGTCGAGGAAATCGACAAGGTCTTCACGGCATACCCCGCTCAGGTGATCCCGGGTCACACCTGGAACACGGCGACCACGCAGGGCACCAACCCGACGGTCTACGCCAGCCAGCCGGTCGGCGACTTCGTCAACGTTCAGCTGTACAACGAGACGCTGGAGTTGGGGATCGAGCACGATACGCTCATCATGAACCCCCAGGAGCGTGCGTCGCTCCAGCTGCTCTACGGCAACGACTGGCAGGCATTCCTGGCGGCGTACGGCTACACCAGCTGGTACGTCTCCAACCGAGTGACCGCCGGCACGGCATACTCGCTGGCGCGGGGGCAGGTCGGTCAGATGCGCATCGAGAAGCCGCTCTCCACGGAGACGTGGCGTGACAAGGACGGTCGTGAGATCACCTGGGTGCAGTCGTCCGTGCGCCCGGTGATGTACGTCTCGCAGCCGCTCGCCATCGTCAAGCTGACGGGTCTGCACTCCTGATGGCCATGGACCTCCCTGAGGGGACCAAGGTCCGGGTCATCTCCGGCTTGTACAACCGCTACTCATCGCGGAAGGACATGCCGGATGTCCGGCTGTTCCGGGATCAGACGTTCCACATCGGCGAGGACGACGCTGACGATCTGCTCCGGAACGACATCCACCTTCTTCTGGAGGTGGTGCAGGAGGTACCGGACACCCCGGCCCAGGAGGACGAGCCCACGGAAGACGAGGTGTGGGGTGACAACATCGACGTGGAGCAGCTCTCTGAGCAGCTCAGCGGGATGAACATCACCACCGCCAAGAAGTGGCTCTCTCAGGACGAGTGGACTGAGGAGGGCATGGCGCGAGCACTCGACGCCGAGAAGGCCGGTGAGAACCGCAAGGGGCTCATCGAGTTCATCGAGGGTCGTCAGCTTGACCTGGCCGAGGGCGAAGTGGACGAGGGCGAAGTGGCCGACCCCGCCGATGAGGCGGACGTGGACGACGACGCCGACGACGAGCAGAACTGATCGTGAGGCCCCTGTGAGCATCATCGTTCCCGAGCGCGGCCCGCAAGGCCCGCAAGGTGACCCTGGGCCGCAGGGGCCTCAAGGTCCTGCAGGGAGCGGCGGGGATCTTCAGCTGGTCTGGAATCAGATGATCCCCGCCGATACCTGGGAAATTGAGCACAATCTCAACAAGTACCCGTCTGTCACCGTGATCGACTCTGCAGGGACTCAGGTAGAGGGCGACGTGACGTATATCGACACCAACAACCTAACCATCAACTTCTCGTCAGCTTTTGCTGGCAAGGCCAGCCTGAACTAGGAGCGTCGCGTTGCCCTCGTATCTCTCAAGCCTGAATCTGAACAAGAACGAGTTGCAGAACGCGCGCATCCAGAACCTGGGTTCCGCGCCTGCCACCCCGGTCACGGGGCAGTTGTACTACGACACCGGCACCAACAAGCTTCTGTGGTGGAACGGGACAAGCTGGATCGATGCCACCGGCGGTGGCACTCCGGCTGATGCATCGGCCTCCACCAAGGGCGTCACCAAGCTCAGCACGGCCCCGGCCTCGGGCAGCAACCCGATCGCGGTCGGTGACAACGACGCCCGTGTTACCGATGGTCAGGCGGCAGGGACCGCCTCGATCAGGCAGCTGGGCACGGGGTCGACGGCGGCATTCCCCGGCAACGGACGGCTCGACCAGCTTGCGGCGCCGACTTCTGCGGTGTCGCTCAACTCGCAGAAGATCACCAGCCTCGCAACACCGACCGCCACCGGCGACGCGGCGACCAAGGGGTACGTCGATTCCGCAGTGGCCGGTCTGACGTGGAAGACGGCCGTTCGCGTTGCCACGACTGGCAACGGGACCCTCGCCTCTGCCTTCGCCAACGGGCAGACGGTGGATGGCGTCACGCTGGCGACCGGTGATCGGATCCTGCTCAAGAATCAGACATCCGCAGCTGAGAACGGCATCTACACCGTGAATGCGTCCGGTGCGCCGACTCGGGCTGCTGACGCCGATGCCTGGGCTGAGATCGTCAATGCCGCCGTGTTTGTCGCAGTCGGCACGGCGAACGCCGACACCGGATGGGTGAGCACGGCGGATGCCGGTGGGACGATCGGCACGACTGCGATGCCGTGGACTCAGTTCACGGGGGCCTCCTCGTTCGTTGACGGCGCTGCCCTCCTCCGGACGGGCAACACGGTCGATGTCCAGGTCGATGGCTCCACGATCGAGGTCAGCAGCGACGCCCTTCGCGTCAAGGACGGGGGCATCACCAACGCCAAGGTGGCGTCGATCGATGCGTCAACCAAGCTGACGGGAGCCACCCCCGTGGCCAACGGCGGCACCGGGCAGACGACCGCCAAGGCAGGGCGCGAGACGGGACTCGGGGCTGCCGGTTACTACAGCAGCGCGACCCACTCCTCTGGGACGACGATCACGATCAGCCAGAGCACCCACGGGCTCCGAGCCTCGCGCGGGTTGATCGTCCAGTGCCAGTTGGAGTCGGACGGGTCCGTGGTGTACGCGGACGTGACCGTCAGTTCCGGCGGTGACGTCACCGTCACCTTTGCGGCTTCGCAGTCCGCCAACACGATCCGCGTCACCATCGTCGGCTGATGAAAGTCAAGACACCAATCACGACGGACGGTAACTCCATTGAGGGGCTTGCGACGTTCTCCAAGACCGGCGACCTTGCCGTCGGGACGGGGACGTTCAAGTTCGTCATGCCGTACGCCGCGACCCTGGTGTCTGTCACTCTCACCGCCGGGACCTCCCCCACGGGGGCAGCGATCCTGGTTGACGTGAACAAGAACGGGACGACGATCTTCACAACGCAGGGCAACCGGCCGACTCTTGCTGCCGGTACCACTGTGGGGTCCGCTTCAGCAACGCCCAACGTGACCGCGATGGCGGCTGGGGACTACCTCACGGTTGACATCGACCAGGTGGGCTCGACGCTCCCTGGCACGGACCTTCTGGTTCAAATCAGGTACCGTAGCTGATGGCCCCTGCTCCTCCAAGCAACCCCACCCTCATCAGTGACTTTTCGGGGTCATCCACCCCGTCGTTCCCCGCCGGATTCGATGCTCTCTGGAACGGTGATGTTGCCTATCACATCGATGGCTCGGGGCACTTCGTCCCAGTGTCACCGACTTGGGCCTCGTTCCAGTACAAGACGCCGATCACCCGAGATGCTGGGAACATCTACTACATCCTGGAGTTCTCATCTCTCCCGGCGGTGCCAGACCTCCAGCTCATGCAGCTGTCCACCGCCGGACTGTGGGCAGGGGGCGATCCCTCGGCATCGGTCCTTCTCCGCTGGTCACGAGACAGCGCTGACTTCCAGCTCACGTCCTTCTCTGGTGGGTCCTTCACGTTCCGCGACGGCGCCGACGAGGTGGACGTTGCTGGAACGATCGGCCCCGGGTTCAAAATCGCGATCACGACAGACGCGACCTCATTCAGTATCTGGGTCTCAACCGACGGCGGGACCGTTTGGCAGAACGTCGGTGACTGGATCGATGGCGGTTCCTTCTTGTCGGGTAGCATCTACGCCGGAAACGAGTGCGCGGGTAGTGGTGTCATCGATGCTATGTGGTTCGGAGCCTTCACGGATCCTACTCCGACCATCACCGCCGGGACCCTCGCTGCTTCGGCCTCTGGCACCACGACGACGGTCACGCTTCCGTCGCATCAGGCTGACGACATCCTGTTGGTCGGTGCGATGTATCAGGCTGGCGCGAACCTCACCATCTCGTCGGGCCAGGGATGGGCGCCCGTTACCGGCTACCCCGAGAACAACGCCAACGAGTCGACTGCCTGGTGGTGGAAGCGGGCGACTTCATCCTCAGAACCGAATCCAGTCGTCACGTCGTCGTCGGCGGCGTCAACTTCCAACGGGCGCTACGCCACGGCCTTCCGTATCCGGGGTTGTGCTACGACCGGGACCCCATTTGAGGACCCGACCTCCGCCGGGCCGTCCCTGGACACCACCCCTGACTCGTCAGCCATCGACACCATCGGCGACAACCGGCTCGCGGCGGCCTTTGCCTTGCTTGACGACGACAACACGGTCAGCTCAGGGTTCCCGCCTTCCGGGTGGGACACGGTGACGAACCAGTCGAGCACGACAGGCGGGGACCACCGTATCCTCGCCATGTCAAAGAAGATCCCGTCGCCAGCAAACGTCCCTGCTGCCGTTTTCGCCACGATGAGTGCCTCGGACTACTGGAAGTCCTTGACGTTGGCTTTTGTTCCTCCCTCCCTGGCGCCCGCCTCCGTTGAGGCGTGGAACGTGATCCCGATCAATTGAGGCCCGATGCCAATCACCGCTGACCCTGGGACCTTCTTCGAGGCAGTGATCTCGGGACTGCCGACCGGGCAGTACGGGACGCTCACCGTCGCGGTCTATGACGGCGAGGGGAACATCGTGATTGCCCCGCACGTGACGGGGATCGTGGAGCAGCCCGCCGGGACGTACACAGCCAAGATGGTGACGCCGGTGGTTCCCGGGACCTACAACGTCACGTGGGTCCTTGGCGCCGATTCTTACACCGAGCAGCTTTCGGTCACGATGGGCGGCGGACCCGAGCCTTGGCTGCCTTCCGTCGAGGACGTGGCCATGTGGGTCCGGGCTCGCACGAAGACGGACACCGGGACCGAGGCAGGCACGTTCACCCCGGACACTCGACCCACCAATCTCGATGTGGAGCGGCTGATTCTTCTCATGGCCGCCTCGCTTCCGTCGTGCGTCGGTCCCTGGCTGCCTGAGAGCCTGTACAACAAGTCCCGCTTCGTGTTGGCGTTGAAGACGGCGATGGCCGTTGAGATCACCTTCTTCCCTGAGCAGCTGGACCCCAAGCAGTCGGCCTATGAGTACCTGAGCTTGTGGCTCGACCGCGAGCAGGCCGGACTCTGCACTCTGGCTGAGGACTACATCCCCGATGATGGCAGCGTTCCGATCGCAACCGGCGACCTCCCCAGGTTCCAGTTCGGTGACGGAACGTACTTTGTCTGGGACGAGGTGTTCAAGCCCGTCACAGAGACGACTGTGGTGTTCGCTGACAGGCCGATCGGTTGGGTGGGCTTCTGATGGATATTTCCGTCACCATCAACGGAGTCCAGGCGCTCAGCCGGAAGGTCACCGGGATCAAGCACCGCGCAGAGAATATGGCGCCGGTCTTGCGAGTTATCTCGCGGGACTTCCGGAGGATCATGGTCCTCCAGTTCGACACGAGGGGTTCGTACCTTGGGACGGACTGGGCACCCCTCGCGGCGTCTACTATCGAGCGGAAGGAACGCGCAGGGGTAGATCAGCGCATCCTGCACTGGTCACGAGCCCTCCGGTTCTCCCTGACGACAGGGCAGGAAGGCATCAACATCACAACCGAGGACTCACTTGAACTCGGCACGGCGATCGAATATGCAGGCTTCGTGAGCGACGGGACGCGCAACCAACCCGCCCGCGAGTTGTTCAAGATGAACAAGGTGACAAGCCGAAGGTGGAATCGTGCGATGCGGCTCTATCTGATGCACGGCGTTCTTGAGATGGAGGCGCTGTGATGCCGGCCGTCACCCTTCCCACCATTGTTACTGCCACTGACGTCGAGGACGCGGTGTTTGTCACGTTGAAGCCGAGGCTGGAGTATTACCTCGGGCAGCTTGGCTATCCCACGCCGCGCTCGTATACGCGCAAGACGCGATTCGACAAGTGGCCCGAAGACCGTTGTCCCACGATCGTTGTCTACTGCAGGGGGCTCGCTGAGCCGCCGGATAGGAGGTCAGGGGGACACGACGCTCGCTGGGCAGTGGGCGTAGCTGCCATCGTCTCGGCCAACACCGAGGAGAACACCGACAAGGCAGCGAAGCTGTACGGCGCACTCATCAGAGCGATCCTCCTCCAGGAGGGGAGCCTTCACGGTTTCGCAAGAGGAACCGACTGGATGGATGAGTCGTTCGATGAGGTTCCGTCAATGGCCAACCGCTCGCTCGGCTCCGCAGAGGAGCTGTTCTGGGTGGAGGTCGAAAACGTCGTCAATGCGAGGGAACTCCCGTTGATGCCTGACGGTCCTCTTCCCAACCCGACTGACTTCGTGATCACGGAGTCGGTGATAAACGTGGAATCCACCCAGGAGGTGACACCTTGAGGCCCGGGGCAAACGTCACGGTGATCGACACCCCACAGCCTCGGAGTGCGCCGCAGGGCGTGGACCCCTTCTTCGTGATCGGTATGGCCGAGAAGGGTCCCACTGCTCCGGTGCTCATCCGCAGCATGGACGAGTTCGTCGCAACCTTCGGGTCGCGCGTCTCGTACGGCAACCTGTACGACATCGTGGATGCGTACTTGCGTGAGGGAGGCACCCGTGCGTACGTCAGCAGGGTCGTCGGTCCGAGCGCAACGAAGGCATCCCTCACCCTCAACGACTCGGCGGGGACTCCCGCCCCCACCGTCAACGCAGTCGCCAAGAACGCTGGCGCCTGGGGCGCGAACCTGAAGGTCGCCGTCACCGGCACGACCGGGAACATCCGTATCGTGGTCACCGATGGCACCACCGGCGATCTGCTGGAGACCAGCCCGGTCTTCACGGAGCGGGATGACCTGCTCGCCTACACGGGGAGTGACTACCTCGATTTCGTGGCGACCGGATCATCGGTTCTCCTCCCTGACATCCTGACGGCGACCAGCCTGACGGGCGGCGACGATGACCGAGCAGCGGTCGTGGATGCCACCTATGTGGCCGCCATGTCGATGTTCGGCCTCGCGCTCGGGTCAGGACAGATCGCGGTCCCGGGGGTCATGACCACGACGGTTCAGTCGGGACTCCTCGCGCACGCCGCTGCCTTCAATCGGGTGGCGTTGCTCGATGCCCCGGACTCCGCCACGGCAGCGACCATCCTGGCGGCAGCGAATGCGATTCGCTCCGATGACAACGCCAGGTACGGGGCGATGTTCGGCCCGAAGGTGAACATCCCCGGCATCACTTCGGGGACCACTCGTGAGATGTGGGCCTCGGTGATCGTCGCCGGGCTGATGGCCAGGCAGACCAACCCCGCCGTCGCAGCAGCCGGCGTGAACGGCGTGTCGAGGCTGGCGCTCTCCGTCAAGTACGAGTACACCGACGCAGAGCGCGAATCCCTCAACGCCGGAAGCGTGGACATCATGCGGCCGCTCTACGGGGCCATCAGGAACTACGGCTTCCGAAGCCTGGTGGATCCCCAGACCTTCCCCGAGTGGGTCCAGTTCACGGCCGCTCGTGTGATCATGGGCATCAAGCAGGACGCCGGTGAGATCGCGGAGCGTCACGTGTTCATGACCATCGATGGCAAGGGCATCGAGTTCAGCACCTTCGGTGGTGAGCTGTCGTCCATGCTCTCGGGGTACTTCCAGAACAACTCCCTGTACGGCGATTCGCCGCAGGAGGCGTATCTGGTTGACGTCGGCTCCACGGTCAACACGCCCGAGACGATCATGGACGGGCAGATCAACGCCAACCTCCTCGTGCGGGTGTCCCCGTTCGGTGAGATGGTGTCCGTCCAGATCGCCAAGGTTCCGCTCCCGTCAAGCAACGGTCCGGCCTCCCTGGCCCCGACCGCCTGAGCCCCGAGAGGAGGTAGAAGATGGCAAGGGGTAACAGGCAGGACCAGTACGCGGTGTCCGTCGTCATCGATGGGGTCAACACCGGGGTCTGGGACAAGATGTCCGGAGGCGAAATGTCGTCCGAGGACACCAAGTACAAGCCCGGGGCGATGGCGAAGCAGGTCAGCCTCGGCGGGTCGCAGAACTTGGACAACGTGACTGTGTCACGGCTGTTCGACCTCGACCGCGACAACCCGAACGTGAAGACCTGGATGAACCGCTGCGGGAAGGCCCCCGTGGTGGTCACCAAGCAGCCGCTCGATCACGACGGTGCCGCGTACGGCGACCCGATCGTGTACGGCGGAACGCTCCTGCGGTGCACGCCGCCGGAGCATGACAGCGAGTCGTCGGATGCTGCGCTGCTCGAAATCGAGGTCAGCACCGACGGCACGATCGCCTGAGCCGGATGGGGCTCAAGGAGGCAAGAATGGGAACTGAAGGAATCATCTCCGAGATGGCAACGTCAGAGCCGGACGCTCTTTCCGCAGGCCAGTCCGGAATCGACGCCCTCAAGAAGCGCCGCGAGGGCAACCTCAAGAACCGCACCGAGGAGTTCGACGTGCCTGGCTACGACGGGATGCTCGTCGCCAAGTACAGGATCCTCACCTTTGACGAGGCGAGGGCGATCGGGGACAGGAACAAGCGGGGGCAGAGCAGCCCTCGCTTCGTTCTGAACGCGATGGTTGACACTCTGGTGGAAGCGTGCGAAGAGCTGATGTACCGACGACCTGACGGGAAGTTGGTGCCGCTCGACGCCGAGAAGCCGGTGCGATACGACAACCGACTCAGTGAGTGGCTTGACCTGGGCGCCGACAACGCCAGGCAGATCGTGTTCGCGTTGTTCAGCAACGACGTGGCGATCATGGGTCACCACGAGAAGGTCAGCGAGTGGATGCAGACCGGACGAAGGGAGGATGGCGAGGGGGAAGCGTAGACCCAGATCCACTAATCGCGCAGGCTGGGACACTGCTGGCGTTGGGGGTAGACCCTAGTGGCTACCTCCACGCCCAGCCCAGCGAGCGGAGGATCTGGGATGATGTTCTCGCTGAAGCCGTTGCCAAAAGAGAAATCTTGGACGAGCACCTTGCCATTCGGATCGTCAACGCCATCGCTAAGGGCCTTGGAGGCAAGTAATGGCGAGTGCTGAAGAAATCCTCGTTTGGATGAAGCTGCGCGGGCAGGCTGCCGTCGTGCGCGGACTCGCCCAGGTCGAGACTGCGGCCAAGAGGGTCAGCACAGGTGTTCGTGGCATGGGCAACAGCATGGAGCACAGCAAGAAGAAGGCGGGGATCTTCCGTCAGAGCTTGACCATTATGCGGAAGTCCCTCGTTGGACTGACCGCCGCGAGTTCAGCCTTCATCGCCGTCGGCCTCGTCAAGGGCAGCCTTGACTTTGAGGACTCGATGCAGCGAGTCAAAGCGACGCTGACTGGCAACAAGGGATTCGGCCCCAAGCAGTTCAAGGCCCTGCAGGAATCAGCGATGCACTGGGCCGAGGTCACAAGGTTCTCGTCGGCCGAAGTCAGCGACGGACTGTTCAAACTCGTCAGCAACGGCTTCTCTGCTCAGGAGGCTCTCCAGGCCCTCGGGGGTACCACCGACCTGGCTGGCGCCTCCATGGTCGACATGACCACGGCGGCGAACATTCAGACAAACGTGCTCAAGCAGTTCGGGTTCCAGGCCAACAAGGCCCGGTACGTGGCTGACGTTCTGGTCAAGGCAGTCAACGCCGGTTCTGCTGAGATGGTTGATCTTCAGAACTCGCTCAAGTACATCGGCCCCGTGGCAGCGACCTTCGGGACGAATCTCCAGCAGACCGTCTCTGCCCTGGAGGTTATGGCACAGGGAGGGTTCCGAGGGGCATTCGCAGGTCGCGCTCTGCGTACCGGATTCGTCCGGCTTGTGAAGCCGACGAAGGATGTCACGAAGGGCCTTCGCATCATGGGCCTGAACATCAAGGACGTTCAGGGCAAGAAGGGACTGCTGCCGCTTCCGAAGCTGCTCGATGTCCTTCGTGGCAAGCTCAACAAGCTCCCCGGCGCGAAGGGCAAGGAGGCAGTCGCACGGATCTTCGGTACTGAGGCCGTGACCCAGTGGCTCTACCTGATTCGTCACTCAGGTAAGCCGCTGGATAAGATGAGCAAGGAAATCAGTAAGAACAAGAACGCTGCTCGTGAGTTCTCCGAGATGATGTTGAAGACGACCAGAGGGTCGCTGGAGCAGTTCGGGAACACTGTCCAGGACTTGGTCACCCGGCTGATCGTGAAGTACAGCCCGAACATCCAGAGTTTCTTCAACGCCCTCTCTGATGGGCTGAATGACCTTAGGAATCCCAACAGCAAGCTCAGGAAGCAACTCAAGCCCCTCGTTACTATCATGGAGTCCTTGTTCGGGATTGTTCATGATCTTGGTGAAACAGCGCTTCCGATGATCAAGACAGGGTTCGGGATCGCGCTTGCCGTCTTGAAGCCGGTTGCTGCGGTCCTGAAGAAAATCGCCAACGAGGGTGAGACGACGAAGGCGGTGATGAAGGCCCTCCTCATCGGGTTCGTGACTTGGAAGGTCCTGATGGGCGGGAAGATGGGCCTCATCGGTCTGAACATGAAGTTCAGATCCGGGATGCAGCTTCTCAACGCGACGATGAAGGCGAACCCCCTCATCTTCTGGGTGACTGTCGGAACCACGCTTGTGATCCTTCTTATCGAGTTGTATAAGCACAACGAGACGTTCCGCCACGCCGTCCAGAAGACCGGCGAAGTCTTCATGGCTGTCGGCGGATGGATCAAGGATACGGCGATTTCAGTGAAGAACTGGTTCGCATCAAACTGGCCGCTTCTCGTGAGCATCATCGCCGGTCCCTTCGGGGCAGCAGTCGTGTTGATCGTCAAGCACTGGGACTCGATCAAGAGCGGTGCGACCGACGCGGTGAACTGGGTCAAGTCGAAGTTCAACATCATGATTAGCTTCTTCAAGGGGTTGCCTGGCAAGGTCGCTGGAGTCGGTAAGGATATGGGCAGGTCGATCGTCAACGGCCTCATCGACATGATCAACAAGGGGACGGCCGCGATCAACTCGATCCTGGCCTTCACAATCCCCGGGGTCGGTGTCGGGCCGGTGAGTACCCCGGATATTCACATCAACCCTGATGACATCCCTCGGATCCCGCATATGGCGATGGGAGGCACCGCGACACGTGGCGGTCGAGCCCTCGTTGGCGAGGCGGGAGGGGAGGTTGTAAACCTTCCGGCGGGGGCGAGGGTTACCCCGCTAAGGACCCCCGCTGCCCTTCCGCTTTCCAACCTAGCGACCGCCGGGGGATTCGGTGGCGGCGGGGACATCCGAGTCCCGGTCTACCTCGATGGCAGGCAGATCGCTGAAGCAGTCCACCGACAGGTCGAGAGGAGGCAGAATCGCCGATGATGCCGACGGTAACGATCACCAGCGCCTCCCTCCCGAGCCCCCTCGTATGCAAGATGGGCACCGAAGCCCCGATGGTCACCGATGGGTACGCCGACTATGAGTTGATCGACCGCCCCAAGAGGAAGCAGGCGATCAACTGGAAGGGGACCAAGGCGATCGTTGAGACGGTGAACCTCTTGTTCGATGGCTACCGCGAGGACCAGTCGGTCGAGGGGTTGTGCGTTGCACTGGAGCGGCTCGTCGCACCAGCGAACGCGAACAAGTTGCTTCAGCCATCCACCGTGAAGCTCTCTGGACCGATCCCTCACTCTGACTACACCTGGGTGATCTCCGGCATCGAATGGCTTGACGTGATCTACCACGAAGCGGGGTTCCGCTGTAGGCAGTTCTTCACCCTCACCCTGACCGAGTACGTCGAGTTGAACGAGATCATCAACAACGACGTGAAGCAGAACAAGATCAGGTACCGGATCGTGACGGTCAGGAAGGGCTATGACCTGCGGCAGATCGCCGCAATCATGATGGGTGACTCGTCCCTCTGGAGGAGGATCGAGAACATCAAGGGCAAGAAGTTCCGTGACCCGTACGTGAAGCCGGGTACTCGGGTCAAGGTCCCCATCATATGAGCACGAACTTGGAAATTGGAGTTGACCTCTCCACCCTCACCGAGGACACCAAGGAGCAGCTTCGTGACACCGTAGTCGAGCGGCTGCGCATCGGCGGGAAGTACCTGCGAACTGACTTCGCTCACAATCTGACCGAGGCGACCATCGAGTACGGGATGGAGACCAGCTACCAGCTGACTCTGGAGGTCTTCGATCCCGACGATGAGTTGATCAAGTGGAAGGACCTCAAGGAAGGACTCCGAGCGGCCCTGAAGCGATCTGACATCCCGGGGTGGGACAAGTTCGCTCTCGTCAGCGTTGACTCCTCTCACCAGCATGTCTCCCTCGTGTTTGAGGATGAGGCAGTCTGGCGACTTCGTAAGGCCAAGGGATTTGATGTCGTAAGCCGCGACAGGATGACCAGGGCCGAGTTCATCTACAAGATGGTGCGCCAGGTCACGCACCCCACAATCACGTTCGTTTCCCCTCAGATCTTCGTGAAGCAGCCCATCTCGACTGGCGAGGATACCGCAAAGTTGCGCGACGAGCGCACCGCAGACCCTCTCCAGGGATACGGATTCTCTGGCGACTCCGTCAAGGTGAAGGGCCGCGAGGCCAACGCTTCACAGCTCAACGTCCTCAAGACCGTCCTTGACCTCGGGGTCACTCTGAAGGTCAGCAAGACTGTCCTGGTTGCAGCGGTAGCGACTGTCACCGAGGAATCCTCCGCAACCAACCTCTCCGGTGGCGATCGGGATAGCGTCGGCGCATTCCAGCAGAGGGCGGGGTGGGGCTCGTACGAGACTCGTCACAACGTCAAGGAATCTGCAGATAGGTTCTATCAGGGGAAGTCCGGAGTCTCACCCGGAGCGGTCAAGTTGTTCCGCGACAACTCAGACTGGACCCCATGGCGCCTCGCGTTTGAGGTCCAGCACAACTACGACACTGCCACGAAGGGCCAGAACTCCTACGGCAAGTGGGTCAACGAGGCACGCAAGACGGTTGATGCCTACCTCGGCGATGACGCCAGCGGCTACCGGGGCAGTACGAGCCGGATCAAGAAGACGAAGACGGCCAAGTACGAGTTCACACGCGGTGACATCGAGAAGGGTGAGAAGGAATCAACGTGGGACGCTGCCCGCCGCCTCGCTGATGAGGTCGGGTGGAGGTTGTTCTGCTACCGGGGGACCGTCTACTATGTGGCCGACGATGATCTGCGTCGTCGCCCTCACAAGACCCGCCTAACACGACGCCGCGATGGTGTTCAGGAACTGAATGTCTCTTGGGATGCGGCGGATCCCATCTCAGAGATCACGGCAAGCGTCGTCGCGGACCGATACTCATTCACCCCGGGTAACGTGATTCTGATCCAGGGGCTAAGCAAGCCGATCACGGACACCCGTTGGCTGGTGAGCAACTTCCAGCGCTCGCTCTTCAGCAATATCGGCGACCTCACGCTGGCGGCCCCCGTTTGGCCCAAGCCCGAGCCCGAGCCCGAGACGATCACGACGTCAGTGGACCTCGACACCGGCCAAGTGGTCGGTGGCGGAACCCAGAGGAAGCGGGCGGTTGAAATCGCCAAGCAGAGTCTCGGGCGGACCGGCGACTTCACCTACGCCATGGTCCGGCCGATTCCTGCAAGTCTCTCGGGGAGGGTCAGAACCGACTGCTCAGGGTTCGTAACCCTTTGCTACAAGGAAGCAGGTGCTCCTGACCCGAACGGGAACCGCTACAACGGGCAGGGGTCCACGGCGACCCTTTGGTCGTACGGGAAGCCCACGAGCAATCCGCAACCTGGTGACCTCGCCTTCTATGGCAATCCGTCTGCCGCAGGCGGTTCTGCCCACGTCACCATCATCATCGATGACAAGGACTGCATCGGATTCGGTTCTCAGGGAGGGCCGCGTCGCTCCGCAATCAACTACCGCCCGGTTGTCGGGTACAGGACGTATCCCCTCGATGTCTGATCTCTCCAACTTCGGCCGTCCGCCGGTCACCCCATTCAACCAGGCGATCCGTTGCCAGCGAGTGAAGATCACGTCGGTTGATGACACCGACTATCGCTTCATCGTTGAGGACTTCGATCCGACCAAGGCATTCGGCCCGGCCCCAGGCCCCGCAGGAATGGCAGTGGGCGACATCGTGTACGCAATCCCCGTCGTTCAGGGTGGATGGATCCTGATCGACCCGACCCGCATTGTTCTGTCTTAGGAGGCTACATGGCTGAGATCCCTCACATCGCGCTTCCCATCAGGTTTGTTGGGAGCCCTCCCCGTCTCGCCGTGGTGGAGCAGGATTCTGCCGAGGAAATCGAGCAGGGAGTCGAAGCTGTTGTCAGAACACGCATCGGGCAGCTGCCTGCCGATCCGACGTTCGGCACGACGGATCTGGTGTTCAGCCTGCCCGGAGACGAAACGATCGACCAGCTTCTGGCTGAAGTGGAGAAGTGGGAGCCACGCGCGACGACTCGCATCACCGATGGCTGGGACTTCCCGGCCTTCATCAGAGAAATCGGAATCCACGTGAGGACGGGGGACCCCATTGGGTAGGTACATCCAGGCGGCAATCTCCGTCGATCAGGACGCTCTCCGCGCCCAGACCTATGCGAGGATGCAGGAGCTAGTCCCGGGATGGGAGCCGTCCCCGACGAACCTGGACACCCTTCTCCTGAACCTCGCGTCGATGTTGGCCGGTGACCTGAGGGTGATCGCTTCCGACGTTCCTGAGGCTGTGTTCAGGTACTTCGGTGAGGAGATTCTCCTGGTCGCCCCGAAGGCCAGCACAGCATCCTCGTTCACCGGGACCGTTACTGCTGTTGATGACCTCGGGTACGTCCTGCCGGCAGCCACTGTGTTCGGCGTTCGCAAGCCGGACGGCGACTACGCAGCATTCGAGACGACCGACGACGTGACCATCGCCGCTGGCGACACAACCGGGGCGTTCACCGCCGTCGCCGTCGAGGAGGGCAGCGAGTCGAATGCCTTGAGCACCAGCGATGTCATCGTCCAGGACGCCGTTCCATGGATCGTGTCGGTCGTCGGTGACTCCCCCACCTCAGGGGGCAGTGACGGCGAGACGACCGATGAGTACATGGACAGGCTCGTCGATGTCATCAGGATCATGGCTCCTCGCCCGATCGTGCCGGATGACTTCGGGACCCTGGTTCAGCAGATCGACGGCATTGGGCGGGGGTACCCGTTGAACCTCTACCGTGCTGACACGAACACGACTGATGTCGAGCGGGCCATCACCGTCGTTGTCACCGATGAAGATGGAGAGGCTGTCTCGTCGGGGCTCAAGGCCGAGGCGCTCGATCTGCTTGAGCGGAACCGTGAGGTCAACTTCCTGGTCTACGTCGCCGATCCGCAGTACCAGCAGATCAAGGTGTCGTACACCGTGATGGCGGTCGAGGGGTTCGACACCACGATCCTCAAGACATCCATCGATGAGGCCATCAACAGCTACCTGAGCCCGAAAACGTGGGGCGCGGTTCTCAACGGGACCGAGTTCCTCAACATCTTCCGTGTCGTGAACATCGTCAGGTACTTCGAGGTGGCCCAGGTCATCGGAAGCGTGCCCGGCGTCGACTATGTGGAGACGCTCCAGATCGCCAAGGAGTCGGGCACCTTGGGAACGGCCGACGTGGACATCACGCCGGCATCCGGAATCCCGGTCGTTCTGCCGAGACTCGGCACTCTGACCGGCACTGTCGACGCACCTACCTGAGAGGAACCATGGCTCTGGATTCGATCACCGTAAGCGGGAATGCGGTTGCTACTGACAAGGACGTCAACAACCGACACTTCCAGTGCGTCAAGCTGGCGTGGGGATCAGATGACACGATCACTCTGGCGGACGCGAGCAACCCGATCCCCGTCGCCGTCAAGGCAGGCTCGGCCCTCATCGGCCAGGTCGACATCAACAACTACCCGGCTTCATCGGACATCACCGACGCGATGGTCGCAGTCCTTGATGGCGAGGGGATCGCCATCGGCGGCATCAACACGAAAGCCGACATCGGCCGAGTGATCGTGAACCGATCGACCTCCGGGGCGGGCTCTGCTCTCGTCGGGGCGGTGTCCGGCAAGCAGTTCCGCATCATCAGTGGGTTCCTCTGGGCCAACGCGGCCGTGTCGGTCAAGTTCCAGAGCGATCCTGCCGGGACTCCGGCCGACATCACACCGGCGTTCGCGCTCCTGGCCAACCAGGGCTTCGTGCTCCCGAGCAACCCGTACGGCTGGTTCGACACGCCGACCGTCAACAAGGCGCTCGGTCTGAACCTGTCCGCCGCCGTTCAGGTGTCCGGCTTCCTCAACTACGTGCAGGTCTGATCTATGGCTGCGACCGCAGGCCCATTCTCCCCGGCTCAGCCGGCAGCATTCATCTATTCGGGGTCAGTCCCGCCCGAGTGGATGCACCCTGGCGCGGTCATCATCGGCGGCCGGACCAACATCTACCTGAACCCGACCTTCGAGCAGGCCGCCAATGCCGGCGCGACGGTCCTGATCTACCTGAACTGCATGGTCAGCGAGACGACCGGCCAGTACCACGTGATGATGTACCCGTCCGGATTCCCCCAGCTTGTCGTTGACGGAGTTACCCTCAGAAGGAATACCCTGGGGACGACGTACGCATTCGCGGACATGCGAGTCCAGGCCCAACGCGATCGGGTTACCTCAGCGTTCACGCAGGCATTCGAGGACATGCCGTGGCTCTCGGGGGCCTTCGCTGACGACCTCGGTTCAGGTGCTGGCTCGACGACCCCTGACGCAGGAGGTTGGACTTCCAACCAGAGGGCGGCCTTCCGTCAGAGCGCCATCAACGGGGCCGTCGATGTCAGGGCAGTCTGCGACACCTACGAGAAGATCACGATCCACAACGGGACGTGGGCTGCTGGAACCACCTACCCGAACGGTGGCGGGTACCCGAACATCGGGCTCCACGGATGCTCGCTCGCTGACGGATGGTGCATCGAGCATCACGACAGTGAGATCGGCACCACACCAGGGACGTACTTCTGGGACTTCTACATCGGCGAGCCAGGGATCGGCGCTCCGGCAGTGCAGTGGAGGAAGCCCGGGTTTGGCATCATCATCGCGTCTTCCCTGGGGACATCGATCGAGAAGTGGCGGAACCGCAACTACGTCTCGCACATCACGATGCAGCCTGATGGCGATTCCTACGCGGTGGCAGGCCCGCTCTGGGCAGGATACTCGTTCCATCCCATTGATCTGGGCGTCGATACCGGGGGCGGGGACCCCGGGGGCGGCGGCGGCCCGACGACCGTTCCCAGCGTTCCGACCGGGTTGACAGTCACTGCCGGGAACGGGACGCTAAACGTCTCGTGGGACGCGAACGACCCTGCTGAGCAGGTCGACGTGTATCAGGTGTACGTCAACAGCTCTCTGGCTGCCCCGTCGAACATGAACATCAACGGGACCGGGTACACGATCACCGGCCTCACGAACGGAACCTCGTACGACATCAGGGTCAGCGCACACAATGCCGTTGGGTACGGGGAATGGTCGAGTGTGGTATCCGGTACTCCGTCGTCAGGAGCGCCGCTTCCGCCAACCACCTTCGGTGCGAGCGCTCCGACTGACAAGTCGGTTCAGATCGTCGCCACTCTCCCGACCGACGCGACCAGGACATCGACGGTGTTGCTTGAGAAGGCAACCCCGTTTGTGACCGGCGACGTGGCGGGCAGCGCCGGCGTGACGACTCTGGCGACGTTGTCGCCCGGCGTCACGGCAGACTTCCCGAGAGGCCGGACAGTGTCGGCATACGGCACGTTCTACTACAGGCTCTACACGCAGAACGCCGGTGGCACCAAGACCCTCGCTCCGGACATCAGCGTAACGTTCACCGCGCCGGTCGGCGGCGGTCCCACCAGAGTCGTCGGTGGTACGCCCCGCACAGTGGCGCCGAGCAGGAGGGTCTGATGGCACAGAACCCTGCAAACTTCCCTCTGCTTGACGACTTCGCCAGTGGTCTCGCTGCAGAGTGGTCGCCGAATGAGATTGACACCGATAGCGGCGGTGTCCTCACGGTAACCGGCGGGGCCGCCGGTGGGACGGCCAACAGGACCGGATACTGGGGGTCATCCTTCGCCGCGCCGATGGGCGCTCGGGCCAAGTTGTCGGTCCTTCCCTCTGGTGTCTTCGGACTCTGGCTCGTCAAGACGGGTAACACCGCAAATCCGGACGGCTACCGGATGAGATATGACCCGGCCGGAACCCTGGACTTCCAGACGTTGAGGGTCAACGCCGGGGCCAATACCTTCATCGGCGGCGATGACATCGCAGATAAGCCGATCAGTGCCGGTGATGAGATCGCCATCGGCATCGAAGGGGCTGTCATCACCACCTGGGTGTTCCACGGAGGGGTCTGGGTGGTGATCGACTCTGACACCGACGGGGCTCCGCTCACCGGGCCGTTCGCGCCGGGCATTGAGATCAACGACGCGACGGTCAGGGTCGACAGCTTCTACGGCGGCCAGGAGTCGGTGGCAGTCAGCCGGATCCCGCTGATCACCAGCGTGGGGGCAGGCGGATGACCCTCGTTCTTCTGCTCGGCGAGGGCGATGCCGAGGTCACCCCTCCTCCTCCCGACACTGCCCCTGTCAGCACGGCTCCGGAGCACGTCGATCCGATCCGTGACTCGGATTCCTTCTGGCAGGAGTTGTACGACGGGCTCGCTCCGTTCCAGTACGCGGAGGGAGAGACACAGGCTGCCCTCCAGAGGCTCGTCAAGGCATTCGCCGAGCCATTTGAGCTGATCCACTATCTCGTTCGGGATGACAGGGTCACGGAGGATGTTGGATGGACGTCACTCCTCGATCCTCTGCGGGCTCCGGACGAGCTACTGCCCTGGCTCCAGCAGATGGTCGGGGCGGGGCACATCAACGGTGAAACCAACTCGGCGCTGAGACAGCGGATCCTCGATGCCGATGCGTTCAAGCGCGGTACCCTGGCCTCGATCTACAACGAGGCAGCCCGCGCCGGGTGCACTCACTTCATCGTGGTTGAGCGGTACAGCGGAAGCGCCTACCAGGTCCAGCTGTTGTTCGAGAACACGGAGTACAGCGACGCCAGGTTGAAGCGGATCCAGAGCAAGATCCCGGCTGGGATCGTGGTCAGCATCGACTTCTTCAACGCGGTGGACTACGAGGATCTGGTGGAGACGTACGGCAGCTACGCCGCCGCCGAAGCAGCCAACGACGACTACATTGACCTGAGAGGAGGCTGAGTGCCCACGACGACTCGCGGGGCATTCCCATACCCCAATGACTCGGACATCCCCGATGTCCCTGCAGACATGCAGGAACTGGCCGATCGGATTGCGGCAATCGCCGCGATTGATCAGCAGGGGCCGATCGGGTCAAGACCTTCACCTGGCACCCCCGGGAACTACTACACCGACACGGCAACCGGGATCACGTACCGTGATGACGGTACGACGTGGAGGGCACTGAACGCGCCGACCGGCGATGGAGTCCCGACCGGGGCTGTGATCTTCGTGCCGAAGAACGTCGTGCCGTCAGGGTACCTCCTGTGCGATGGGTCGGCCTACTCGCGCGTCACCTACTCGGCCCTGTTCGCGTTCGGCGGAACATCTGCCCCGTTCGGGCCTGGCGACGGCTCCACCACCTTCAACGTTCCGGACTACAGGGGCAGGAAGTTGGTCGGGAAGGGAGGTCACACGACGGTTGACACTGTCGGCAAGAACGAGGGCGCTCTGGACAGCGCGAGGTCGGCGAGTCACTCGCACAGTGCGACTTCAACCATGCCGAACGTGAACCACTTCCACCAGATCGACCCTCTCACCCAGATCGCCGGTTACATCAATGCCGCCGGGGATTACCACGTGACGGCATTCGCGTGGGGGATCAACCTGAAAACGCAGTCGGCACAGACGTGGCAGGCGATCACGACGATCGTGGCTGACGTCGTTGAGCCGTACTCCGTCGGCCTCTGGTGCATCAAGACATGACCCTCTCACTCCTGATTGGGTCAGAGGCGAGCGACGAACTCACCTTTGAGGAATACAAGGTGAAGGTGGGTGAGTTGCTCGACCTGCTCGGTACCGATCTCAAGGCCGTCAAGGGCCGGATCGGTACCGTGACGAAGTACACAGGTCTGACCGAGAAGCAGCGGAAGAACCTCGGGCAGGCAGGTGACAGAGCACAGATCGGAACTGACAGAATCAAAGCCTTCAAGGAGGCAATCGAATGAGCACGACAGCACCTCCTCTCCCGGAGGATGTCATCAATGACACTCCGGTGAGCAAGGAGCCCACGCCCAAGTTCGGGTGGGGCTCTGGCACTGGGCTCACGTCAGTCATCGGACTCTGGATCGCGGCCATCACCGCCGCAGTCCAGGCTGGTGACGGCTGGTACTCGCAGGGGCCGATCCAGTCCCTCTTCATCACCGCGATGGCCGGAGCGCTGGCCTTCTTCGGCCTGCGCCTGCCCCGGGTCCAGGGGCTGGTGAACAAGGGGATTGACGCTCACGACCTCGTCAAGCAGTACATGGATGAGGCCGAGGAGCGGTACCAGGAGCTTCTTGCTCAGTTCAACGAGCAGACGGCTCAGTTCAACGACATCGTGAAGGGCATCTCTGATGCCCAGGACGGCCTTCCTGACGACATCAAGGATGAGGTCGTGGCGGCTCCGGGCGGTACCCCGCCCAACGCCGAGGGGACCGACACCCAGGTCCCGCCCTCCTGATGAAGTACCCATCCGTTCAGTGGGGCCAGGACAACAAGGCCGTTCGTGCGCTCAAGATCGGGCTGATCAGGTGGCACCGGGCGCGCGGCCTGAAGTCAACCTCGAACCTGAAGAGCAACTTGTTCGGGGAGGGCACCCGCCGGGACGTGGCTCGCTTCAAGCGGGCCAACAGGATGCTTCCCGTGATCGGGAAGGTGTGGGGCAGCGATGCATGGAAGAGGCTGCTGCCCTATCTCGACCCCAACGAGAAGTCCCTGATCCGCCAGCACAACCGGGCCGTCGCTGCCGCCAAGGCAGAACTGGCGGCTCGGAGGCTGGCCAACTCGGAGGCAGGCAAGCGAGCCCGATTCAGGGCGAATGCCTTGAAGCTGTACGCCATCCGAGGGCACTACATCTACACCCAGATCCGACCGATGCTTGACACGTCGATCTATGACCGTGTCCAGTACCGCCGACTCGACTGCTCGTCAACACACACGAAGCTCTGCCAGGAAACGAAGCTGCCCGACCCGAACGGCCGTGGGTACGACGGTCAGGGTTACACGGGGACTCTCGTTCAGCATGGCATCGTGAAGTCGATCGGTGCCTGCGAAGCGGCTGACTCGTGGTACTACGGGGATCAAGGAGGAGGCGTTCCCCGTCACGTGGTCAGCTGCATCGGGAAGGGGGTCGGTCTGTCTCACGGATCGACGCCGATGAAGTTGGTCGGCCCGTACTACAGAGGGGACATCACGCACGGTCGTGATCACCTGACGTAAAGGTCTGCCGGTGCCATCCCGCCGGTAGAATGAGAGCCCTGCCCCGGAGTTCGCCTCCTTGCTTCTGGGTAGGGCTCTCGCTTTAGCTGGAAATAGCGGTAATCCGAGGCCGGTCCGGGATCCTACGGGCGGCCGATTCCGCGATCATCGTATTCCCGGTGTCTCCGGGGGTCTAGCGGGGATCCGGGGGAGGGTAGGATCTAGACCCCTACCCCTCCCCTAGAATCCGTTATACAGCCTCCGGAGGAGGGCCGTTTTCCGGCGATCTTGAGAAGATCAACTGGAGTTCGCGGAATCACGCCGAATACGCATATGCACCTCGCGCATCCGGTTTGCGAACTCGCAGGAAGCGATGACTCCGAGCATCGCCTCGGCGCCAGCGGCGTACATGCCGAAGCCGCAGTTCTCGTCGGGGCACTTGAAGTGAATCCCGGTCGGCGGGTGTTCCATCGAGGCGGGGGTGATCACCGGCTCTGCTGGGCGGGAGGGGTGGATCTGAACCCCAGGCTGGAAGTTGACCCCGTACTCCTTGAGCTTCTTCCCACAAGCGGGGCAGTGAAGGGGAATGGTCACGAGGACGCCTTGATGACATCGACCGGCTTGCCCACGAACAGGACTCCGCTTTGAACCGTCACCCGGTCGGCGGGGACGCTCATCTCCACCTCGTTGCTCGACAGCATCCGGATGTTCCAGGTTCCGGGGGCTTCCCCGATACCCACGATCTGGCCCTTCTCAGTCTCCACGGAAATGCTCCCTCACATTCTGTGCCTTGATGTGTTCCCAGAGACGCACGCCAGGCACGCAGCGGGTATTCTGGGTGTAGTACGGCAGGTACTTGCAGCAGGGATCGTCGTACGCGGTCCCCATGCAGTAACAGCCGGTGTCGACATCCTTCACAGCAACCAGCTTCTTCGACTTGCTCGGATGACGGTGACGCTCGTTGATCGCGTGCTCATCGAACGCCGCGTTTGACGTGAAGTGGAGGCCGCACATCGAGCAATGTGCGACGCAGTACCGGCGGCGCGTCGTTCCGAACCCATCGTCCCACGTTGCCGGGGCAGGACTCCGGAGGATGCGGTCGATCCTCTTGAGCCGGTAGAGGTCCCGAGTCCACTCATTGACACGCTCAAACATCTCGGCATGAGTGAACGCGAGCCGGTTCGTCATCTTCTCGCCGAGGTTGTCACGGAGACGCGCCCTGGGAATGATGACAAAATAGATTTGGTTCATTCCCTCATCTTCGGCGAGGATCCGAACAGCTGCGACCCAGGGGGTCTGGATCTCATCCGGGATTTGCTTCCGAATGAGAGTCACTCGCCCTCTCGCCTTTTCACTCAGTGCGTTGGCGAGGAGAGCCTTCGGCTTGGCCAGATTCACTGCTGGTCGAGAATGGCGCGGAATCCCCACTTGACACTCCTCTCAATTTCCTCGCGGGTTGCTTCTCCGATCTGTTCGTCGGTGATCTCGAAGAAGATGCTTGCCTTGGGTTTCGTTGCCTGCCCCTCCCAGCGCCAGCCACGGGGCGGGTACGCCAGCCCGATGACCGTCTGGCACCTGAGCGAGTCGCGCTCAACTGATATGAACGGGACGCCGTGGGACTTGTAGTAGAAGTCCACCAGCATCTCGAACCACACGTGACCCGTCGGCAGGAGAGCCTCCACGACGGCCTCCTCGTCACCAAAGAGGATGTTCTCAATGGGGACCTCTTGGCCAATGATCTTCTGCTTACGGAGGCTCTCCCAGAGCCGGTCGTCACTCATGCTGCAGTTCCGATCCTGTTCACGTAACGCCAGCGCTCGTGATCGGGCAAGAGCGAGTCGTCGATGTGATCGGGGAACTGCTCCTTCATGATCTGGAGGGCCCTGCACGTCTTGCACGTTCCCCAGTGGTGAATCTCGTCGTGCTCCTGGCTGATGAGCCACATCGCTTCCGTGATGACGTAGCTCTCCTCGGGCGACAGAGTCCCGGTCAGCTCAAGCTCCTCCTTGAGCTTTCGCCTCTCGCTGATCAGCTTGTTGACGCGCCTCTTGAGGCGCTTGATCTCAGCGGCGTCGCTCACTTCGGCGCGATCCCGTGACGCTCGCTCTTGAACTGCCGATTCGACTCCCGAGCCCACGCGAGCGGGCAGTGTCCCTCGACCTCCTCCCAGCCCTGGAAGGTGCAGGTGTGCGCGTACATCTCGGGGTCCTTGCGCTTCGCGTTGGGGTCCTGTTGCTCCTCGTAGCTCTCCTGACGAAAAGCATCCTTCGCGCCGTTCGTCCGCTCGCAGCTGATCTTGAGGTGCTCCTCCATCCACGGGTGGGCCTCGACGAGTACCGCCTTCATCTTGTGCATCACGTCCCGGATGCCCCACTGGAACATGTAGCAGGCCCGGTAGTTGTAGACGTTCATCAACTCACGCAGCGTGTACTCGCAGATGATGAACGTATCCGTCCCCTCAGGGAGGATGTAGCGGGCGTCCTGGAACGGAACGTCCTCATTGCAGGCTGCCCGGTATGCGGCGTGTGCATGGGCGATCGCAGAGAGCCACTTCGACTTGACGGACTCGCTCGCGTTCCAGACCGTCTCCGGGATGCGGACCTCCGGGCAGTCACCCATGAACGAAGCCCGCTGTGACTGCTGATGGAACGCAGCACGCCGGCTGCGAACGATCTGGTGCGTGATCGTCCGATCCACGCCCCTCACAGCGAACACGACCACCTGCGACTCCAGCGCGGTCTGGAGCCCGCCCTTGAACATCTCGCTGTCCTCGTCGGGCCTGCCGGACAACTGCTCGATGTCAGACAACTCCATCCCGATCGTTGCCCTCTCACAGGCAGCGAGCACGGTCGACATGTCCCGCTCGTTGATGCCTTGGAGAAGCCGGACCTCGATGTTATCGGTCCCGATCTTGACCTTGGCATTGTCGTACGGAGACACATGGCCGGTGAGTCCATACGACTTCTTGTTGAACGGCTTGCCACCGAGCCCCGGGGTGGTCCTGACATCAAGGGGCGTTCGGCTCAACTCGTACACGAACTGGTCATCTCCGTCGTTCACTGTGAGCAGATGTGATCCGTCCTTCTCTGCCGGAGGCGGCTCCTCGGGCAATGGCTCCGTGGAGTCGAACGGATCGTTGTTCAACTGCCCCATCATGTAGTAGTGGGCGTCGATCCACTTCTGGCCCACGTCGGGGTCGATCGAGTTGAGCATCATGCCCCACTCGCACGAGCAGGTGATCTGAGTCCGATCCCCGACCTTCGTTGCTATGGCCTGGTGTGTTATCACTCGTCCTCCATAGAGATCACCCACATTTGGGTGACGTTGATTGACCTGGCATTCTGCCATCCCGGCTTGTATCCCTTCAACACGACGACATCCTCGCCGAGCCTCGTGCCCCAGAGCGCCGCCTTCATCTTGGGATACCTCCAGCGGTCGATCCGAGCACTCAAAATCTCTCCTCCGTCATCACAGCTGAGGATCATCCATTCGTTCAGGTGGGGATCCTTGACATCCGCTTCCTTGAGTTCCTCTCCTGTCCGGGCGCGGTTGACCTCGAAGATGTCACGAAGGTTCCGGTGGACAACGACCCCCGCCCAAACAACGGCGAGGTCCTGCCCGGACTCGTACGGGACATCGTTCGCAGTGTGGGTCGGCTCCGGTACCCCGAGTCTATCGAACTCAAGCTGAGCTCGCGCGATCAGTCTCGGAAGCCTCTTGATACCGAAGGGGTCGTCATGGTGAGCGAACTCAACGATCCTCTCCGCTGTCTTCGGGCCGATGCCCTTGACCCGGGTTAGATCAGCCCAACTTGAGAACGGAGCCTGTTCGCGCGACTCGATGATTGCGCTGGCCGTCTTCTCACCGATCCCGGGGACCTGGCTGAATCCGCCGACGATCTGCCCCGGAACGCCGCGCTCCCAGGTGACCCCAGACCTGACCAGATCCGGGGGCGCAATCTCGATTCCCCGGTTTGCTGCATCCTTCATCAAACCGAGGTGCTTGTCCTGAACGAACGTCCGCTGCCCCGCATAGCCGCCGCCGGCATGACCCTTGGGCAGTTCGCGGAGTGCTGCGACGTAGAACGCCTCGGGGTGATAGACCTTGAACCACATGCACCAGTACCCGAGCATCCCGTACGCGACGCAGTGTGCGTAGTTGAATGCGTAGGATCCAGCGGTGATGCAGAGCCCCCAGATGTCCTTGGCCTCGTCCTCGCTGAGCCCGTTCTCCAACGCTCCTGTAAGGAACGTCTCCCACTGCCGGTTGAACTCGGCGTCCCCCAGCTTACGCGAGATGATCTTCCTGATGTAGGCCGCGTGGGTCCACGAGAACTTGCCGACCTCTCGCACAATCCGGAGGATCTGCTCCTGGTAGATGACCTGGTACTTCGTGAACTCCGTGATGTCACGGATTATCTCGTGTCTGACCTCGGGGATCTTCTTACCTGTCTTGATGGCGATGTATTCGGCGCTCGCTCCGTTGTGGAGAGGTCCAGGCCGAGAGAGCGCACTAATGTCGGCAATCTCCTGGAAACTGTCTGGCTTGAGAGCCCCGTTGATAGAGCGCGTTGCGCGCCCCTCAAACTGAAAGATCCCAGTGACATCATTCTTCCGGAACCCATCAATGACCCTTTCGTCGTCAAGCCGCATTCCGTACAAATCCGCGAACGGCATTTCGACCTGCCGGCACGCTTCAACAAGCATCGAGACGGTGCTGAGACCAAGAAGATCCAGCTTGAGGAGGCCCTGTCTTTCGGCGTCATACTTGTCCATGGCTACCACTGTCCGTAGCTCTCCATCGACCGTTCGCTCCACGACGGAAGCCACATCAGTGATGGGGCCATTGCTAACGACAATGCCGGCGGCATGAATACCGAAACCCTTGATATTGCCTTCGAGTTCTACGGCATCTCTAAGCCGTGGGTATTCCTCAAGTACGGCTCTGGCGTCATCGAAGTAGTCAAAGGTGTCCTCGATCGTAGCTGAGGCTCGGAGGTCGCCGGACGACCGCTCGATGAGAAGAGCCTTGACCTTCTCTACCTCATATTTGGGAATGCTATGGACTCGCGCAACGTCGTCCAAAGCGAGCTTGGACTTGTAAGTTGAGAACGTTCCGATGTTATTGACGCAGTCTCGGCCATACCGGCCGACGAGATAGTCACGGATCTCACCGCGCTTGTGACTATCGAAGTCCAGGTCGATGTCAGGCAGGTCCTCGCGCGTCACGTCAATGAACCTCTCAAACACGAGGTTCGGGTACTCCATCGGATTCACTTCCGTGATCCGGAGGAGGTAGCAGATCAGGCTCGCAGCCGCCGAGCCACGAGCAGGGCCAACACCAATGCCGTTATTCTTGGCCCAAACCACAACATCCGCGACGACCAAGAAGTAGTCGATGAAGTCTTTCTGCTCGACGATTCGACGTTCCTTGCGAAGCTGACGAACGGCATCTCTCCGAGCGCGACCTGTGAGAGCATCGAAGCCACGTGATCTCCAACCCTCTCTGATTCGATGCTCCCATTCACCCATAGCTCCACGAGGATGATCGGTTGGGAATCGGATGGTCGGGAGTCGGGGCAGCTCAACGTTGCATCCTTCCGCGATGGATTCGGTATTCAGAATCGCCCGAACGCTATCGTCGTGCGATAGCCCTGTCTTCCGGAGGCGGCGATAGATAGCCCGGTCCGACGCTGGCGGGGCTAGCGCAGCCTTATAACCCCACTCTCGGGCCTGCTCCTCTAGGGTCTTCCGGCCCCCGCCTCGGACGTTATGGAGGACCTGCTGCATCTCGCGCTCGCGGACGGTTGTGTAGTGTACGTCCATCGTTGCTACGAGGGGGATCCTCAGTTCACGCGCGATCCTTGCCAGGAGCGGGTTGGCCGTTCGCGTGTCGTCCAACTCAGGGAAAGCCTGAACCTCGATGTAGTAAGCGTCACCCAGTGACGCCTTGAACTGCCGTGCCACGCGCTTTGCCCGACGGTAAGACGCATCGGCAGGATCAATACCCTTCCCACCCATGAGCGAAGTGAATAGGAGGGATCCTTGACATCCTGATAGGACAACCAGCCCGCTCTTGTGCTCTTCCAGCATTTGTCCGTCAGCGGTGGGGTAATAGTAGAACCCATCACTTCCTGCGCGGCTGACGAGTCGAAGAAGGTTGCGATAGCCGTCAGCGTCCCTGGCCAGAACCGTAAGGTGATTCTTTTGTTGCGTACGCCGTTCCTCATCAATGTACCCCGTATACAGCTCACAGCCATAGATCGGCTTGACGCCGGTCTTGGATGCGGCGATTTCCAACTTGACGTGCGAGGCGACATTCCCGTGCTCAGTCAGCGCGAGCGCCGACATGTTGAGTTCCTCGATCCGCCGGACGTGCGCTTCGGGCAGTTGGAAGCCATCGAGGTAGCTGAACGTCGAGTGGTGATGGAGCGAGACGAAGTGCTGCGGCTTGGCGTTACCGCGCATCTTCTTCCCTTGAACAACGAGGGGCGGGTCCTCGTGAACATGGCGCCCGCCGACGCCCAGCTTGGCTTTGTCTGGCGACTCGCCGCGCTGAACCCGACCGCCTACGCTGAGCTTGGCCTTGCTCGGGGACTCGGCGCTCTGGATGTCATCATAGGCGGGGCCTGGCACTAGAAGTGGCGTCCGTGGAGTTGCGGCCGGCTGCTATTCTTCTCGACCTTCTTGGCGACCTCCTCTTCCAAGTCAATACCACGCCAAGCTGCATAGTCGAGGACCCGGATCAAGATGTCCGCGACCTCCTCAGCCTCGTTGGTCTTATCGTTGTCGCGAAGTGCATCCAACACCTCGCTGACCTCGGAGTGAATCAGACACAGCTTCTCGGCAGGAAGTGACGGATTGGGGCAAGTCCCGTTGATCACCTCACGGTCGTAGAACCCCTTGCCACGAGCCCAGTGATGAATCTCCTTGGCAAGTTCGTTGAACATCATCGTCCTCCGTTCACCTTGATGACCTGCCCCGTGAGGTACTCGGGGGCGCTGTACAGGAGCCACGCGACGACTTCTGCGACCTCGGCCGACGTGCCGTAGCGCCCCACCGGAATCTGTGCTGTCTCGTAGTCACGCAGTTCATCCGGCGTCCATTGACGCAACTCGAAGGTCTTGTTCTCGACGTACTTGGTCATCGAGGTGTCCGCGATCTTGCCCGGAGCTACGATGTTGACGGCAGTCCTGCCTGCGACCTCGCGGGCGTAGCAGAGGGTCGCCGCGTGGAGCGCGGCCTTGCTAGCGTTGTAGGCCGCCGACGTACGCATCGGCTTCTCGGCAGCATCAGAACCGATTACAACCACCCGCTTGAAGAAATGATTTGACCATCCTTCCTGCTCACCGATAATCCTGATGAGTCCGCATACGTTGACATCGAACAGTCGTTGCATGTCGAGCACACTCATATGATGGGCCCACTCCAGGTGATTGTCACCAGCCGCGTACACCAGGTGTTCATATGGCCCCATTTCACTGATCCATTCCTCGACCTGGACCTGATTGGTCACATCCATCTGGCCGGGAGATGGCTTGTGGATCAGAGTGGAAGGGGCGTACTTCTTGAGCTTGCGCTCGATGGCGGAGCCGATTCCTCCGGACCCACCCACCAGAAGCGTCTTGGTCACGAGTTGTCCCTCTCGTCAAGCCGCCTCTCGATGTCAATGAGACGCGAGCCGTTGGACAACGTCAACCAGAGGTTGATCACCACTAGCCCCAGGACTACCCAGTTCATAGCGCCTCCTCGGCGATCATGTACCGCATGATGAGAAGGTGACCGATCATGTCGTCGATGACCTCCACCAGATCCTCGTTCACCAGGGCCGTGATCGTCCCGTCCCAGGCCACGGACTTGAGCTTGAGGTACTTCCTCGTGATGTCGGAGAACTGTCCCTTGACGCCAAGGAACTTGTACACGCTCGGGTCGTAGTCCTGCGCCTTCTGCAGGAACATCGACCCGACTTCGTGGAGTTGCCAGACGATCCGGCCGTACTCCTCGGCAATCCCGCCATGCGGGACATCAACCTCGATCTTGATTCTCTCAAGATCGTAAAGGGGTTCGTCAGCCATGGTACCTCTGCCATTCGGCGAGGTTGTACATGATTCGCTCCTTGATGTCGTAGAGGTCATCGAAGACGTTGGGCCTGGTCTGAGCGGTGTTCCACCTCGTCTTGCGGAGGATCGGCACCTGGCTGCCGAACAGGGACTCGGCCGCGTCGTACATCTCGGGCAGATCGTCGACCACCGCGATCACCCGGCCATCGCCGACGCGCTCTTTGAGCACCTGGTACTTGTCGTCGTCGTACAGCAGGCCGTAGTAGTCGATCCCGTGATAGTCCAGCCAGAACCTCGTGTCCTTGTCGACGCGATCGAGGCTGAGGTAGGGGCGGGTCGTCGTGATCCAGACCTCACACCCCATTCTCGCCAACGATGCGAAGTATTCGTGGTGGTCGACAATGGACTCGATAACCGGCTGACTGCGCTTCTGAGCGCCCTGTCGATATGCCAGCTTTACCGCCGCCCACTCATCGTTGCTCGCTCGGAAGGCAGCGCACCACCAGTGCCGGAACTTCCCCACTCCGTCGTAGGGGGCAATATTCTCCGGAGGCCGCTGGAAGAACTCGGAACTGAAGTCGATGAAGTGCCCGTGGTAGTCGGCCAGCGTGCCATCGAGATCAAACGCGATGACAGGCAGAACCGATTTCATGCAATCAGAACACCTCATCTATACCCCCGAGAGCTTGTTGTAGATGTCCCAGAATGCGGAGTCGGCGAGTGCGGTCTTGTCCCACTTGCCGAAACGACCCACCTTGACGAACTTCTGGGGGTAGCACGTGCAGTTCGTGCTGATCGGCTTCTTGACCGTGATCGGCGTGCCCTTGTAGTGCTTGGGCAGGCTCGTTGTCTCCAAGAAGGCCGTCCCATCGATGTTGCTGCCTCGATGCCACCAGTTCACCAGATCACCGTCCGGCCCCTCCTCAACGGGGTACCCGTTGTAGATCACCGTCGATGGAGGGATCACGTGTTCGGCAGCCGGGACGATGAAGTGATGCTCCGATGTGAACAGGTGATGTTGGTAGCAGAGTGACTCCAGATTCACGCTGCTTGCTACCACGTCGTAGTCAAACGTGTACTTCATCACCTTGTCAGGATCAAGCTCCGTGTCCTCGATGAGTTCATGAAGCTCCATCCACAGCAAGTCATACGCCGCTCGCAGGCTCCATCCCTCCACGAGCCCCGTCGGCATTGTGTGCCACGATGACTTGATGCCCTTGACTTCACCGTGGGCCTTCTGTCGGTACACACCCGCAAGCCCCAGCTTGATGAAGTCAACCTCGATGTTGGGTTCTTCCGGGGTGATCCCGGGGATCATGTTGTGAAGGTACTGAGCCCCGGCGAACTGCGACTTCACCGGACGGGATCTGATGGTGACATCAAACCCCTCTCTCTTGAATGCCCACGCAGCCATCAGACCGGCGGGACCGCACCCGAGAACCATCGCTCTCAACGTTCCTTCTCCCTCAGTAGTTCCGCCAGTTCCGGCGAGATTTTGACGAACCCTCGATCCTTCGTGAGCATCTTGAGATTCAGGAGGCCGTTGATCACGCTGTTCGCTCCCTCGCGGGCCATGTTGAGGACTTCCTCCAGATCCCTTGCGAAGAACCTTCCCTCTGGTCTTGTGAGGAGGAACGATGCCAATCCAGGGTTACTCTTGATCAACTTCCAGGCCCTCTCGATGTTCGCGGTAGCGAGCGTTGAATCTCGCCTCGCCCGATCCGATAGGTAACGATACCCGAAGCTATCTGCCGAGTATAGCTCGTCAATGAACCGAGCCGCCGCGCGAACATGAGTTCGGCGGACGTAGACCTCCTCCCCGTCGCGCGTCGAGAACAGCCGGGCAGCAATTGCTGCCGCAACGCGAGCGACCTTGATCCGCACGTCCTGCCTGAGGATCAGGGGAGGGGTTGCGATATAGTTCTGACCGAGAGCCGAAGCTTGTTTGAGAACTTCGTCCTCAGCGCCGTCCTCCCAGACAACGTCGCCGGGCTCTCGCGTCCAAACCCAACGTACGAGTTCTGAGCAACGATCCTGCGTGTAGACCCCGCTTGTCTCTGTACGTTCCTGCATCAGGTACCGCTCGACATCAACGTCTGTTGACTTCATCGTCATGGCGAGGTCGAATCTGGCGATGTCCTCCGACCGGCCGATGAGAGGCTTGATTGCGTAGATCCCGAACGCATAGTCGGACATCGTCAAGTCTTCACGGGGGTTCCCGATCCAGACCTTCCGAGTCCTGGCATACGTCTTCTCGCTGACCACCTTGTCGATGGATGCCACTCCGGATGCGCGGACGCCGGACATCTGTCCGATGTCATCGATGGAGAGGCCGCTGATCTCATCAAGCACGCAGAGTCTACGGTCGTTCACGGGGAGGACTCCCCAAGTGACCATCCACTCATTCCTTACCTGCTGGACACCGCCGACGACGCCAGCCATGGAGGCTTCTTCGCAGTCGACCTTCTCGCCGGACTTGTAGTGCTTGATGAGAGCCTCTGCAATAAGGCTCTTGCCGGTACGGGTATCCCCGATGACCAACAACTCAAGCCACCCACGGTCGAGCATCTGACCGTTGAACTCAAACTGGAGAGGGGAGTGCCAAACCAAGTCCATGGCGATATGAGCGAGGGGGCGACCGTAGATGTGCGTCACATTCTCAGCTAGTTCATCCGCGATCTGTGTCAACTTCCCGATCGGGCTCTGTCCTCGCTCGGGTCGGAAGACAGTGAGCCGGTCATACAACTCGGGGGTCATCGTGAACGTCTGCCCCAGGGTATCGACCGGATTGACCTCCCAAGCCTGGAACTCAGTCTCCTGAGTCCGGGGGTTATTCTGGACCGCCCCCGTCACCTGAACCGTGCAGTTGGAGGGGGTATTGTGTCGGCCGACCGACGTGATCTTGAGCAGGGAGTCGATCGAGTTCAGATGAGTCCCGTTAGCTCCGTTCACGTACCCAACCGGGGGCCTAGCAAATAGGACCTGCACCGACTGACGCTTCGTCATGTCGAACTCGACCTTGGGGCACCGATTCGGGATGCCCAGCTTCTTCTTTGCTGTCTTCTCCAGGTCATCGTCAGACGACCCAATCATCCTTAGAGCAAGGGGGTCTGACTTAGAGATTTCAATTTCTCCATGGCCAACTTCGTAGAGCGGGCAGATCTTGCACATTGTTCCAGCATCGCTGTCGCACGTCGCAGTGATCTTCCGAGGGATAGCGTAACCAGCGCGGCCTCGGCCTTTGACAGTGAGAGTGAGTCGAAGTGGGCGACCAAGGTGATCTGCGTTAGAGGCGTCGATGGGGGAGGCGTCCTCTGGACGTACGTGCTGTATGTCCTCCGCGACCGTCGAATGTAGCTCAGCACCCTCGATGAGTGCTTGCCATTCTGCCTGCGCCTGCTCATTACGAGTGCCTCCTCGATCCCGCCAGAAATCTGTGATGTCCTTGCCGTGCTTCTCGGTCACTGCGTACGGAAGCGTGATGATGCGAACTTCCTTTGCGACCTTCGCGACAGATTTTGCGACCTTCAGATTCGCCTTCTGCCCGGCGACGTCCATATCGTGACAGACAAGGACGGTCTTCCCCTTGAACAAATGGTTCCACGACGGCTGCCAAGTACCGGCCGACCCCGTTCGCGTCAGGGCAGGATACCCGGCCTGAATCGACAGCAGCGCGTCGAGTTCCCCCTCGCAGATAATGATGACATCGCTACTCTGGTTCATCTGCTCAGGAAAGATAAACGGTCCGGCATGTCCTGCTATATGCCAGAACTTCCGCTGTCCCTCACGAGGGCGGAGATTGTAGAACCTCACCGTCTGCAGTTCACGCTTTGCGTTGCGGACGGGGATCGTGTATGCGTTCTGCTTCTCGGAGAACCCCAACTCCGCCTTGCGGATCATGGCCGTGGAGAGTCCACGCGCCTTGCGAAACCTCCGCAGTGCCGTAGCGTTCCCGATGAGGATTTCGGTCCACGCTCGGATCTGCTTCTCGGAGGGCAGTTCCTGCTGCACTCCGGACCCCCGGCGTTTGGTCGGCTTTGACGACGCGACCCCGCTGGGAGGCGGATTCCATTCCGCCTTCCGTCCCAGCAGGTCACTGACGCTTCCTCCTCCGCATCCGGCGAAGCAGTACCACTGACCAGTCTCGATGTTCAGCGATGCGGAACGCTTGTTGTCGACATGCAGAGGACAAGCCATCTGCTGTTCGCCATCATCGTTCGGATCGCCGATGAAGTAAGGCGCGAGCGGGCGCAGGTATTTGGCTGAGATTGCCACCTACGCTCCGTTCTGGTCAAGGAAGTTGTAAAGCTTTTCCCTGACCTGTCTCACCTCCCTCATGAACCGCATGGGCTCGACCCGTGTGTCACCGGTCCTGAATCGAGCAACAGAAGTCGCCATGTCGGTGACCTCATTCCCGTCCTTCGGGCAGAACACGAACAAGGCTCGGCCATTCCGGTGCATCTCCAGGGTGAACGGATGCCCACCCATGGAGATGACCGTGGCCAGCGTCAAGTCGTGCGTCTTGTACTTGCGATCCACTTCGAGAGCTGGCATCTTCATGGCGGCCTAGAAGGGTGCGCCGCTCTTGGCGGCGTCCTTCTCCAGCCTGGCGACCATCTGCTTCTTGGATCCGGTCGACTTCAGGCCGCGCGACTCGCACTCCTCGCGCAACTCGTCCTCATCCATGGAGTTGAAGTCCTCGTCCTCGTCCTCCTCCTCCTCCTCCTCATCGTCGTCGTCCTGCTCGGCGGCGCGGATGGCGTCGCGGATGGCGTCGTCGTCCATGGACTTCTTGACGCTGACGTCGAGGTTGTTGTCCTTGATGTAGGTCTTCAGGCCGGCACGGGTGAGGTTGTCGAGGGGGTCCTCCTCCTCCTCATCCTCATCCTCGTCGTCGTCCTCGTCGTCCTCATCGTCCTCATCCTCGTCGTCCTCATCGACGTCAGCGTCCTCGTCGTCGTCATCCTCCTCATCGGGGATGTCGTCGTCCTCGGGCACGGCGTCCTCGTCCAGAGCGGAGAGGGGCATCCAGGACTTGATGTTGTTCCGGTCCTCCCCCTCGTAGGGACGGTGGTTGACCAAGGCGGCGACGATCTTGCCGACCGGGTCCATGTTCATCTTGTCCTTGCCGTCCGTGACGGCCTTGACGAACTGCTTGAGCCGCCACTCGCTCGACTCGGCAGTGCCGACCCAGGACCAGATCGGCGTTCCCTTGAACTTGCCGGAGGTGATCCGCGCACGGACCATCATCCCTTCCTTGCCGGGCCTCCGGTCATCCACCTCCTCGATCTTGAGCTTGTAGATCACGTTCGGCTTGACCAGGGGGATGCTGTCCTGGTCCTCGACGTGCGACACATCAAACTTGAGCTTGGCCATGTAGCTGGTTACTCCTCTGCGGTGGCACCATTCCCGAGCAAGTACTTCGTCAGCTTGGGAAGGGTGGGGTTGATGAGACGACCGTTCGGGATCTGGCCGAGTGAGTTCTTGGCGTAGTAAATCCCGTTGGCGTCTGTGTACAGGACTCGGCGGCGAACCACCTCGCCCTTGCTCTTCACCTTCTGGACACGGAGATATGCGACGCAGTTCATGTAGCCGCAAATCTTCGTGGCCATCTGCTTGCCCTGAATCCACGGCATCAGGATGTCGTCGGGCTGCGACTCGTCCTCCTCGTCATCCTTGTCGGGATTCGGCAAGATCGCCGGGTGTGCGGTGATACCGAGGTTGAACGCCTTGGCACCAACCATGTGGCGCACCCACTGGCTGAGACGGAACATGTTGACTCCGTACTCACCCTTGTCCAGCCCGTATTCCTTCCGGGCAGGCTTCTTGGCGATGACATCCTCCCAGATGTCATCAAGGCCGGTGTCCTGCATGAGTGAGATGGAGTCGAGCCACACCCACTCATACCCGCCGCCGCGCTCGTCACGCAGCCACTCCAGGGCCTCGTCCATGTCCTGCCAGCCCGTGACCTCCCACTGCTCCATCCGAGGATTCTGCCTCTTGATGGGGTCAGCGGAGTCGGTCGGCGGCCGGATGACGAGCGACTTGTCCGGCCCGGACCCGATCATCGTCGTCTTGCCGATCCCCGGATGCGCGTACAGCATCAGGTTGATCTTGGAGTCGGCCGCGATCGGTTGGATCTGCGACGGCTTGTTGTTCGGCCGCCGTCTCTTGGTCCCGGTCGCCACTACTTGCGCGACTTCTTGGCCGCGATCTGCTTCCGGGCAGCCTTCATCGCTGCCGTCCGCTTCGCGTCAGGATCCTCGGGGTCATCCTCGACCCCTGGACCGTTGTCATCGACCTCGGTACCGACGCGCGGCTCGCTCGCGTGCCGCTCCAGGAGAGCAGACAGCGTCTCGAACGCCATCTCAGTGGCCTTCTCCTCGGTGGTTGCGATTCCATGGGCGCCGGTGTAGACGGTGATGCCGGTGTTCTCGTCTGGTGTTGCGAAGAGCCTGACGATCTTGAGCTGGGATGGATCACCGACAGTCCCGTAGTCCTTCACCTCGACGATGTAATCGTCACGGTTGATTTCACTCACTGTGGATCGACTCCCTTCCTTCCTCGGTCAGGTGGTAGCTGTCGTACGGATCGTGCTTCTGGAAGAACGACCGCAGAAGCGGGGCGTAGTCCGCACCCGTCTCGTGCATCTCGCACACGTTCCGGAAGGCACACCCGCCGCAGTTCCTGATCGACGGGGCTTTGTAGACCGCCAGCTGACCTTCCTTGATCAGCTGCATCTCGCGGGCTTGCTCAATGACGCGAGCCCGGATCTGTTCGCGGTCATATCGGTCGCGGTAGGTCACATGCCTCTCAAACAGGGGGTTCGGCTGCCTCTTGGAGACGGTACCGTCCTTGTTGAGACTCTGCCCCAGATCGTTCTTGGGGCGGTCGTCGGGCATTGCCTTCCGCAAAAAGGTGTAGAGGATCCCCTTCATGCTCTGGCCCTTACGGAGGATCCCGTGCTTGCGAAGGTAGGCCGGAGCAAAGGCCCAGTAGACCCCGGCCTGCTCATCCATCGGCAGGAAGTCGCCCCAGAACTGAGCGGTTGTCTTCCAGTCGACCATGAGCAGATGGTCCGTCCGGCGCGAGCGCCAGACTCCATCGAGTCGCCCCACCATCGTGACATCCTCGGAGATACGGGTGCGGAACGCCATCTCCGATGAGATGACCTCCCACTCATCATCGTCGCCGTACTCCTCCACGAATCCGGTCATCATGGCGACGCCGAGTTCACCGGCGTCCATCCACTTCCCGTCCTCGTCACGGAAGCCCATCCGGGTTGCTTCCGCGAGTTCCTCCTGGTAGAGCCGCTCAAACGAGAGCGCGGGGTGGGGTCCTCGCGTCGTTCCCGGGGGATACCTCAGCTCTAGCGCCTGGTGGATGAGGGTCCCGAAGCGCAATGCCGGTCCGGCGACCTTCGGCTGCCAGCGCTCCCCGTATGCCCACCACCACTTCTGGCGGCAATTGATGTACGTTTGACGTTCGGAGTTGCGGAGCTTCTGTCTCGGCATCATAGTCTTTCTAAGGCGCTGCGTTCCAGCGCGTAAGGGCCGGGGGAGAGAGAGCCTACCCTATCCCCCGGCCGAAGGGAAATAGCCCGCTAGAACGCGGGATACAACGGGGTCCTACTTGCCGGACCGGAGGCGGGCTCGCTCGATCTTCTCAGCGACGATCTTGATCATCGCGTCCTGGTTGTCCTCGATGGCCTTCCATGCCTCGTCGAATGTCCTCCAGTTGGCGTCGTACTGGCGGTTGATCTGAGCCAGGGTGGTACGCCGTCCGGCGAGGGGGTTCCCGCTGGCTCGCATCTTGCAGTAGTGCTTGTGTTGCACAACCACGAAGACTGCGATCTGATCGGGGGTATCCATGACGATCGTTCCATCCTGACTCACGATCAACTCCTTCTACGCGCAGAAGCCTACGGTGGCGTACTGCGAGGTTGAGAGCGGGGCGGTCGCCCGCGCTTGGTTGACGGGATCGACCGCGAACTCAAGAAGCGCCCCGTCCCATCGGTCTGGCAGTTCGTACCGCCCCGGGTGCCCGTTCATGGCGCCTCGGTACCAGGCAGGGCGGAGCTGAAGGTGACCGAGGACGATATTGCCTTTGCTTCTGAGCCACGCAATCCCCATACGGAGGGCGTGGTAGCTGCCGAACGTAATGTCCGGCTCGCCGTACCCACCCTCATATCTCGGGATGCAACTCATGAATCTGACCTTCCACTGCGGTACGTCGTCGCATCGCCAGGTAGCGAGCATCGTCTTCCAGCTGGAGCGGAGTCCGTGCTGGTAGAAGTACCTCAGGGTAGGAGTTGCGCACTTGTGGGTCCCTCTCCATCTGTGCGCCGCCATTTTGCGCAGGTGGTTCCAGCTCACCGGCTGGCGGCGTAGCTCTCTCGCGTGCAAATCGGGGTAGATCGACTTGATCACGCTGATCTTCGTAGGGGGCAACCCGTCCTTCGAGTTGGCCGTTGCTAGGGAAGATCCTGCGAAGAGCACGAGCAGCAAGCTCGCAGAGGATGTCAGTAGGATCCTGATTGATGACACCTTTCCTCTGGTTCATTGCAGCAAATCCTCGATTTCCTTGGAGTCTGTGGCGTTCTGCCGCATCCGTTCGGCCGCTTCACTCCCTCGGGCTCTGCTTGCATTGACAGCGTCTCTGCACTCTGGATGCGCCAGGAGGCCGCCGGGCAGTTTGACCGACTCCTCCCAAAGGACATCCTGGTTACAGTAGGCGCACAGGTCGATCATGTCCTTCCAGTGCTTCCCCCTTGTTGGATTTGTTTGGTTCTGTCGGTGGACAGAGTGTGAAGGGTCCTTCCTTCGTCTACCCATGGACAACCCCCTTCCTTCTGAGGTCGAGAATCGTTCGGTTGATCTCGCGCTTGCCCACGCCGATCCTCTGAATGTACTCCTCGATGCTCGCCCTCGTCCGGTAGGTGTACACGGTCAACCCGGTGAAGCGGTGACCGCGATCTTCCAGCTGGGTTTGGTCGTCCGGGTTCCACGTCTCGTCCATGACGTGGACGCTTTCGGTCATGTCTAGGTTGAGGCCGACGCCGCCGGTCTGAGTCTGAACGACGAGGACTCGGCACTTACCGGACCTGTACATGTCCAAGGCTTCCTTCCGGTCAAGGCTCTTGACCTTGCCGGTAATAAGGCGGACATTGGGGACCTTCTGCTCCTCGGTCAGGTACTTAGCAAGTACCTCGCACCAAGGCCGGAACTGAGACCCGATGATCACCTGCGCGTCGCCCTCATTCTCGGGGCCGATCCCCCGCTCCAGCAGGTTCTCCATCAACATGGGGAGCTTCCCGCTGTCGTAGGTCGGCTGGAGAACCAACGAAGGGAAGTCATGTCCCTCTCGCTGGATGATCTTGACGATCTCCTGTCGCGCCGTCGCAAACTGCTTCAGCCTCGTGTAGAGGGCGAGGACGTTGGTGGCGCTGAGGTTCTCCTCGTCAATCCGAATCTCAGTCTCGGTCGCCATCGCCTTATACTGCTTCTCCTGCGTCGGGGTCATTGTGCACCAGACCTCGCGCGGGATCTTCGGTGGCAGCTGCTTGCGGACTTCGGCCTTCGTGCGACGGATCAGGTAGGGCCGGTGGGCCTCGTAGAACTGGTCAACGAGGTCCTCCTTGATCCCCTGAACGATCCGGTGACCCTGGTAACCGATGTCAACTTCGAGCCAACGATCGGCCCAGTTCCACTTTGACCCGAACTGCTCGGGGGCGAAGATATGAAGTAGGGGCCAGAGGCGAACCGGCTTGCCGCCGATCGGTGTTCCGCTCAGCCCCCAGAACCTCTTGTATTCGAGCTGTTGGATTGCCTTGAAGAAGGCAGTTCCCTTGCCACCGCCCGCGTTCTTAGGGGACGAGAGCCCGCTGAGGTGAAACTCATCCACCGTGACGGTATCCCACGCGATCGCTGCCAGCTTCTCGGTGTATCGACGAACCGTGTCGGGGTTCGTGATCACGACGAACGCTTCATCTGACTTGGCGGCCTTGTTGAGAACAAGGTTCCGCGTCGTGTCATGCGCAATCCAGATGTGCATGTCATCGTCGCAGAAGCGGGTTAGCTCGCGCCTCCAGGTGTCATCGAGGGTCGAGACGGGGGCAACGACGAGATGCGCTCCCGCCGCGAGCCCTGACTCGAAGATCGCACCGATAGTCTCGATGGTCTTGCCGAGACTCGGCTCGTTCGCGTTGATGCACGACGCCTGCGCCATGAACGCGATGTCTGCCCGTTGGTACGGACGGGGAGGATCAGAGTCCTCGATGAACTTCATCAACTCGGGGTTTGCCTTGGGAAGGATCTTCAGCTCGGCGTCGTCCGCTCCGTGAACGGAGAGAAGGTTTGCGAGCCGTTCCTTCTCTGCGATACCCCAGTCCCATGCGCGCTGCGTGAGAACCATCTTCGGACCGAAGATCCGTCGGCAGAACTCAGCGTTGGCCAGCGAGGCGGGAAGCCGCCAAGCAGGTCCACCGCGCTCCGGGGTGATGTACTTGCGTCCTTGGACTCCTCGGATCGCTGCCACCTGGACCGTGTCATAGTCGAAGGTGAGAACGAGCCGGTTGATCTCTGGATCGTAGTCGATCGCTGCAGCCATCACGGCCTCCGCTCGGGGTCCCCCGGAGCCTAGCCTACGCGGCTTGCGATCGGAAGTCGATTCGCTGACGAGTCGCGTACTCGTCAACCACCCCGTCCACGACCCTCTGAAGGAACTCGATCGCATCCGGGAGGGTCTTCTCCGCAGGTAGGAACGCGACCCACTCCTCACGACTTCGATCAACCATCGAAACCTGATAGGTGTCGTCAGCTAGAAGCTCGACTGCCCCAAAGAAGTTCAGGACGGGGAGCCGGACCGACCACACCACTGCATTCTCGTCATGCGGAAGCACGCTTACTCCTCACGATAAAGTCCACGGGACACCACGCCCCGCTTCCATTGGCGAACCACACCCACACATGCCACACTTGCGTGATCGGATCACGGAACGGGGCTACACGTCCAACGCGGCCCTTCCTCCCTGGGTCTATGGTTGATCCGTAGAACGTCTTGAACCCCCGCTTTACCCTCACGGGGGTATTCACCCGCAGTTTGCTTAGCATCGCCACGCCAGTTCCTCCGATCCGTCTCCTAGACCCTAGAGGATCCGCGCTGAACGCGCCGCCTCTAAGGGTCTAGGAGACTTGCGTATCCCGGGCCGGGACTCCTACCCCTCCTCCGTATATTCAGGGATTCGCAACGGCGCGGGGAGTACCGCGTTCATTGCCGCCGGACGATCCAGCGGGTCCAGCTTCCACAGGTCCTTCCGCCAGTTGCGCGCAGCGCGTGACTTCCAGGGCCGCCCGGTGGCGAACTTGGAGGCAGTACGCACCCTGGTTACCTGCTTGGGGTAGAACGGCTTGGACCAACACCGCTCGCGAAGGAACTTCCAGCACGCTGCCGGAAGCAAGTCCCAGGCTAGGGCCTCGACGACGCCCTCGTTGTAGATGTTCCATGCGTCGTAGTCCTTGTGCAGCGTCTCGTGCTCAAGTAGCTCGATGAACGCTGCACTGCGGCCCTTGTCCAGGAGAGCGAGTCCCCTCCTGGCCGGAGGGATCAGCTCGATCCGGTCCGGGTACGACAGGCCTGCGCAGGTGAGCAGTATCTCACGGCTCGGTTCGTACTCACCGCAGGTGTACACGCTTTCCTTGAAGAACAGGGGGCGCGGGGCCACCTCCTGCCCGGTCACGTCGGACAGGAAGGCGGCCATGCGGACCTCGGCCCGCTGAGCGCGAGCGTTGTCGTCCATCCCGACGGCCTTGCTGATCGAGAAGCCCGCCCCGAACCAGAATGCGAGCAACGCCAGGATGATCAGGATCCAACCGATCGTCTTGGGCCAGTCGAGCGGCCTTGGCTGAGGCGGGCGTCTGGCCATCAGACGGTGAGGTTGACCGTTATGACGCCGATGAACTCGTACGGCTCGGCGGCCAACTCGTTGTGGAACCGACCCAGAGTGAGGAACCTGATCTCACCCGTGATCGTGTTCCGGTAGACGGACATCTTGATCGTGTCTCGGGCCATGTCAGCCTCCGACTGCGCAGACCGCGCCGTAGACGTTGAACGGACGGGACAGCTTGGTCCGGATGAGGTGGCCGTTCTTGAACCACTGGACGCGGATCCGGTGGACCGAACGCGAGCGCACCGGGTTGGACGGAGTGAAGCAGGGAACGCGCCGGATGGTGATCTCGACGCGCTTGGTCGTGATCTTCACGTGCGGCTTCTTCGGCGGCACGGGGCAGCCCCACGCGATGCGGTGCTTGATGCCGGCCCCGGGGAACAGCGCCAGCTTCTCGGCGCAGGTGGTCGGCGGCTTGGGCTGGGACTCGGGCGGCACGACCTCCGGGACAGGCGGCACCGGCGCGGGCGTCGGCTCGGGCGGGGTGGAGCAGGGTCCCGTCAGAGTGGCGTTGCCGTACCAGCCGTCGGCCCAGGTGACCTTGATGCCCTCGACCTTGAGGACGGGGGTGCCCTTCCAGGGGTCGGCCGACACGGTGAACGAGCCGTCCCGATTCTGGCAGGCAGTGGAGACGTGGGCGGAGCCGGTTGCGGGAATGAGCAGCGGGGTACCCAGGGCGGCGGCGACAGCCATCGACCCCAGCAAGGACTTCTTGGTCACGTGCACTTCCTCATGATCATGCCCGACCTAGAGGTCAGGCGCTTGGTTGATCCGTCCGACATTGTGATGCGCAGCGTGAGCTGGGCATAGAAGGTTGACCAGCGCTTCGACGGACGGCACGGTCGATAGGTGATGATCTGGGACCCCTGGTGACCATGGGATGTCGTCCAGGGTCGGAAGCCACGAACAATCTGCAGCGTCCACTTGTAGCGCTGTGCCGGCCAGCAGTAGCCGGTCCCCGTGGTACCGAGAACCGTGCCACCGCCGGACAGGGCAGTGCTCGGCTTGTCCACCTTTGCCGAACACGGGACGGGCGCGGAGTTGGCCGAACTCACGATGATCAGCCAGATCGCTCCGAGGACCGCGACGATGAGGACCGTTCGCCAGAACGCGCGGCGCGGAGTCATCAGATGATCAGCCATGGAGTGGGCTCACGCAACGGCCTGGTCTGGAGGAGCGCCCGCATGAGCGGAGTGTTCTCCATCCACTCGACTGCATCCATCTCGACTTCCAGCGACCTTGGGATGCCGCCAGCGCGGATGTCGTAGTTGCTGAGACGGCGGATCATGTTCGCCGCCAGGTGCAACTGGTACAGGGCCTCAGCCCTGTCAAACAGCCACTCGATCAGGTTCCGGCGGTGGTCGTTCGAGAGCGTGTTGGGTGCTCCGTAGTTCGCCGTCCACAGGTTCCCGTGGCCGTCTCGCCAGGTGACATCCTGGACCCTGCGGTACAGATCCGACAACTCCACGAACCTCTTTGTGGTCACGTCGGTTGCCACAGACGAGTGCGGTGCGGTGAACGTGATGGTTCGATCCATGTTGCCTCTTTCATCGTAACGAGCAGAGCGCCCCGCCGATGGGGGCGCTCACACTCGGATCCTCTTGCCTGACGCTATCCGCCTCAGCAGTCGGCGGATCACCTTGGGATCGGACCACAATCTACGTTGGACCCGATCCTTGCACCTCTCGCACAGTCTCGCATCGAACAGCGAACTGTGGTACATCGGTTGACCGTGGCACCCCCGGCGTCCTTGGCAGACAACCGGGGGTGCTGGCCGGCGTGAAGAGAGGACTACTTCTTGCGACCCTTCTTGGCCGCGGGCGGAGGGGGCAGTTCCTCGTCCTCCTCCTCCTCATCGTCCTCGTCGTCGTCGCTGTCGTCCTCGTCGTCAGCGTCGTCGTCGTCCTCGGTGTCCTCGTCGTCCACCTCGTCCTCGTCCACCTCGTCCTCGTCCTCCACCTCGTCCTCGTCGTCATCCTCGACCACGGGGGCGGCCTTCTTGGCGGACTTCTTGGCGGGCTTCTTCTTCTTGCTGGACTTGGGGGCCTCGGCCCGCTCGCGCTTCAGGTCGGCCACCTCGACGCCCAGGTGCTCGGCCACCTTGGCCTTGCACTCGGCGACGGACAGGCCGGTGCGCGCCGAGAGACGCTCCCATCGGACGTTCTGCTCGCGCAGCGCAGCGAGCTGCTTGCCGAGGGTCTTGGACTTCGCGTTGATCTTGAGCGAGGGGTCGTGCTCGACCTCCTGCTTGTACATCAGGTCGTGGGCCTTGGGGAAGCTGACCCCGGCGGCCTCGGCGGCCTGCTTCATGGTCAGACCGGACTTCCGAAGTGCGACGATGTCCGGGTTGCCGTTGCTGTCCTTCAGGACCGACTTCTTGCTGGACTTCTTGCTGGCGGTTGCCATTCTGAAATCGCCTCCTTGGGGCGGGTCGTACGGTTCTCGGGAAGCGTACGCGAGCCGAGATGAAAAGTCTACAAGTTTGATTTAGCTGGGGTTTTTCCTTCCGTTCGCTGTCCGGACAATGTCCCGAAGGAACATGTGCAGCGCTCGCCTCTCGGCCTTCACCGCCTCGTTCGCATGGGTCGGGCCGTACACCCGAGCCTTCTTTGATACGCGGCGATAACGCACCTTGGCTGACGCTTTGTGAAATCGACGGAATGATGACATGGATTCTCTGGTTCAACTACGCAGCGTCGTGTAGTTGAGAACCTAGTCGTTGATCTCAGCGACGTTGCCGCTTCTGGCGATGTGCAGCGACTTGTCGCGCATCCCGTCGAACTTGACGTAGAGGTGCGTGCCACCGGTCTGCGTCCAGGTTCGCTCCGTCTGGAGCCCGGTCTTGCGCTCATTGATCAACTCAGCGAGAGAACTCGCCTGCTGAGGGGTGAGACGGATCCGATCGTACTCAACTCTCATGACTCGATCCTCTCGCTGGCGCTGTTGAACAGGTTGGCCTCGCGTCCTGCCTTCCAGCCTGCGTGGCGGGCTTCGTGGTCCATGGCCCGCTCGCGCGGCTTGCGGTACTTGACCGGCTTGCTCTTGAGCTCCGCCAGTTCCTCCTCGGTGAGGATCTTCGGCCGCTCGTTGGGGAATGCCTGGTACATCTCCTCACGCACGCGATCGTACACGTCGCGCAAGACCACGGCGTAGCTCTCGCCGCTGTCCATCTGCTGGTTGTCCTGCTCGTCAGCGAGATTCTGGAGCGCCCCGTAGACGCCAGACACGAACCCGCTGCTGAACGAGCGACGGTAGGTGACGTGGCTGTTGTAGTTCTGCGGCGTGCCGGTCCGCTTGCACCAGGCGCGGTAGTCACGGATCATCTTGTCGCGCCGACGGTCCCCGTGATAGGTGTAGACCTCATCCGGGTAGGTGATGCCGCTGGCCTCCATGCGGATGTACGTCTCGGGCCAGGACAGCCCGGCCTCGCGGCACATCTTCAGGGCCTGGAAGTAGTCCACGTCCGCCGTCGGCCGGGGCTCGACCTTGCGCTGAAGCTCCAGCATGAGAGATGTGAACAGGAGGTCAGCCCAGTCCAGGTCGCCGGGGAAGCCGAATGCCTGGACCGTCTTGGACCGCCAGTTCCATGACGATGTCGCCGTCACACAACGGCAGTGACGGTAGACGAGGGTGAAGAGCCAGTGCAAGTTCGACAGAACGTCGTTGTCGTCGCTGGAGTACCAGGACACATCGACGGATCGCATCACGATCGCCGTCGTCTTGCGGCCCGCACGCAGGAGTTCGACCTCCTCGATGGCGTACTTGGTCATCAGCCGATCGGCCCCGTCCCTGAAGGACTGAGCCTCGGCCGGAGTGACTGCGGGGTCGTCCGCCTTGGCGATCAAGGCACGGACCTTCCGCATGATGTCGTCGCGGTCGCCCATCAGTTGTTCCTCGCCTGGTCAGCGCGATTCATCTCCTCGATGTACGAGAGGAGCAGGAGCAGGCGGAGGATCGACTTGGCCCCGACCTCTGCCTTCAGGATGGCCACCGAGTACCTGCGGAGCAAGTCGCGCTCCTCCATCGTCATCTGCTGACCGTCGGGGATGTCGTCTGCGGTGATGCTCCCCTGTTCCATGAGCCACTCGATGTCGTCAGCGACTCGCTTCAAGCGCTCCATGTTGGCCTGGCGGATCTTCTCGAACTCCTGCTCGTTCATCATGCCTCCTCAGGGAGATGGTAGCCCCAACCTTCGCAGTCAGGGCAGGACGAGTCGTTGCCGTTGCACTTGGTGCACCCGACAGGACAGATGTAGTAGTGCCGGTCGGTGGCGGGGTCCCATCCCTCGCCGTGATCCCCGAACGAGATTCCGCACATGGGGCACTCGGGGTACCCGGCAATCTCGGGCTCGTTGCCTGAGACTCCGGGTGGGTAGTTGCTGCTCACTGGATGCCTGCCGGTCGCCAATCGTTCTGCGACGGCATCTTGTCCTCGCGGTCCTCGCGGTTGAGCTCGATGACCTTGTTGAGATGGGACGACTCATATCGCCCGTGGGCAACATCCGAGTCATACGGACCGTCTTCCCATCGGAGAGGAGTGAACACGCCTTCACTGAACCTCATCATCATCCTCCTTGTAGAGGGGGCCTTGGTCGTACATGTCACCGAAGTCGTGGTGGCCCCAGTTGTGGTGCATCGAGTTGGAGATGGCCGCGACGACGATCCAGATAGCCGCCGCGATGACTGCGCCGATGAAGGCGGCCTCGATCATCAGAGCCGATCTTTCAGGATGGCTTCCTTTCTTGAGGCTGTTTACTTGGGCGGTGATGTCGCTCTGTTGAGCTGGATCTGGAGTGACCTTCTGAGCATCTCGTCGCACCGCTGGATCTGCTCGGGGTACCGCTCCAGGCCCTCGTTCAAGACACGGAGGACCTCGATTGCCTCCTCCATGGTCTTCTCCAGGTACCCGATGCGAAACGCCTTGGGGTACGTCTTGTCGGCGTCGGCCACTGTCTGCTCCCAGGATCGGAGTGGTTGGGGCTGTCGAAGGGGGTCGGTCACTTGATCTCCTGGATCGACGTGATCTCGGAGTCACCCTCGGTCTGGTGGACGAGAGTTCCCATGGCATCGATGGCGTGCTCATCGTCATCGTGCATCATGCGAATCTCGTCGGAGGAGTCCGCCTTGATGTTGTACTCCAGCCAGTCGGTCCGCTGGACCCGAACACGGTACATCGGCATTACCACCCCCAGTTGGCGCGGCACACGGGGCCGATCCCGATGCGGCGCGACTCGTCGTTCGTGAGGCGGAGTCCGCAGATCCCGCACTTGCCGATCTCCAGCCCGTAGCGCGTGGCGCACTCGGCCGGTCCCTGGTCAGCGATCATCCGGAGGATCCGGCCCCGCTGCTGAGGGGAGAGCTTGAACTTGTCGGGGCCGACGAGCTGGCTCATCGACATCCGACCGTGGAACGTGGGGTCCTCGTGCTCGCCGATCCACAGGCGGTAGAACGAGGTCTGGTTGGTGGCGTCCGGGGTGATGACCCCGTAGCTCCCTCGGGGGATAGGGGTACCGTTGATCACGACGAAGCCGACCGGCTTGGTGCCGCCGATGTCGCGGTAGTCGATCGTGCCGTCAGCCGGGACCCCGTTCTTGGCGACCTTCGGCCGGTCCTTCAGCTGGCTGATCATCTTGGACGCCATCATCTTGGTGACGTCGTTGTCGTTCAGTCGAGCCCGGAGCCACTCACGGTCGTCGTCGGGCATCTGACGGTTCTCGATCAAGTCCTTGAGGAAATCCCTCTGTCCCGAGGTCATCCTCTCGGCCGGGCGGATCATCGTGCCTCCCTCCATCGTAGGTTCGTCTCCTCCCGAGACTAGCGAGTCGCCGCTGATTCCGAAAGGGTACGTGGTTGTCGGATTTTTTGAATGATGACAAACTGGTTCTGGTTCATCTCCGCAGCGCGCTGAATGATGACAACCCTACTCTGGTTCATCTCGTCAGCTCGGTGAATCCGGTTACCCCCTGCCCAAGGTACAATGTCTCCGGGCCGGGGTCGGCCGACCCTTTGAGCGCGGGGGTTCGGCGTTGGGAGCGGCTCTCTCGCGGCTGCGCGCGGCTCGCCGGTAGGTAGGTATCCGGCGCTCTGGAGCCGCTGGTACGCAGCTTCCGGGTTGCATCGCAAAAAAGCCCCGTTGCCGGGGCTCTCTCGCAGGCTCGGCTTGAGCCTAGTTCTCATCGACCTTCTGCGGTCGGTCGGTCGTGTACCAGATTGTCGAGTCCGGCCACAACTCCTTGATCCGGTCGTACCAGCTCTTCAGCTGGGTCTGGTTCCGGGCCTGCGCCTCGTAGGGCTGCGGGTCGTCGGGGAGGTGAATCTCGATGAACCACATCAGAGGGCCCTCTCCATCTGGTGCTCGACGCACAGCCGCCCGGGGGAGTCCGAGGACAGCCGGTCGCAGTGCGGGCAGTAGTCGAGGTAGTCAACGAAGAAGCTGTAGAACCTCAGCGTCTGGATCCTCTTCAGCATCGCCGCCTTGCGCTCGCCGTCGCGGTAGATGAAGGGGTTGCTGCCGAAGTGCTGAGAGAGCGGGTAGACCATCTCGGTCCACACCCGGTCCCACTTCTCGCCGGTCAACTCGTTCGTCGTCCGCCAGCGGATGAGCCCGACGTACATCAACTTGTCGGCGTAGGTCCGGGTCACGTAGTTGGGCGGCCCGCCGAACATCCCGTCCTCGTTGATCGCGACGACCGCGTTGTGCGAGATCAACTCGGCGAGCGCGATCTGGTGGTGATCGACCTCCTCGTCGTAGTTGAAGAGGCCGGGGTGCGAGTCCTCTCCGATGAGGCGGTCGCGCTTCAGCGTTCCGAGAATCTCAGCCCGGGCAGCTTCGATCGCCGGGCGGGTGATGAAGTAGCTTCTCACGGCTACGCCCTCCAGTAGTAGTCGCAGCTGGTGTCTTCGGCCGGGGCCTCGTAGATGAGCGCGAGGTCCTTGAACTCGCGGACGTACTGTGCGGTGAAGGCGGCCCGGTCAATGCTCTCCGGGTTGTCCTTCGGGTCGGCGTCGATGAGGGCGACCTTGCCCTCCCTCCGAAGCTGGTCGAGGTTCGCCTTGTTGCCGTCGTAGATCCAGGCGTCAATGACGAAGACGCCCTTCCGGCCAGCACGCTCGATCCCGGCGAGCATCTCGTCGGGCGTCAATGTGAACGGGTTCGTCATACGGGCCTCCTTCAGGCCGGGGGTTCGCTCTCCCCTAGGGTACCGGACGGGCGGTGCCCTAGGGGGAGTGAAGTTGACGGATTCTACCGGCAGATCCCGTCCGCGCGGCAGCCGCGCTTCGTCACGACGGTCCCCTTGAGCCCGTACTCGGGCCGCGCGGGGAGCTTGATCTTGATCACGTAGCTGCCGTCCTCGTAGGTCTTGGCGCCGACGATCTTCGGCATCGGGACCGGCTTCGCGTGGTCAGTCACCTGCCCGACGCGGGCGCTGCCGACGGTCGGGTGGACGGTGTACAGAATCGTACCCACGCCGATCCCGACGATGACGCACGCGATCTTCTTCATCAGGCTCGGGCCCTTCTTCAGGGGCAGTTCGGGGGCCATCGGGGGGTCATAGGGGGCCTCGTCGTAGCCATCGCCGAAGCTGTCGAGGTACTCATCCATTGTAGTTCCTTTCGTTGGAATGATGACAAACCGGAGTTGGTTCAACTTCTCAACCCCGACCAACCCTCAGCTAGGTCTGTGCTGAGGGCTCGCCCCGGCTGAGCTAGGGAGGCTCCCGATGGGTCGCCTAGTCAACGATCGACAACTCGACCTTCAGGAACTTGTTGTCCGTCAACGGGACGTACATCACCTTGTTGTCCTCGTCGATCAGGATATTCTGCTTCTCGTCGATGGCGCTCCACTGGTCGAGCGGCAGCTGCTCGTCAATCAAGTTCATGATCCGGCTCCGGATCGGCGCAACGAAGGACTCGTCAGACAGCGGCATTTTTTACCTCTCTGTTTGAATGATGACACTTTCTAGCAGGTTCAACTTTGAGCCCGCCCGCCCCTTCGGTTTGGGCTCCCTAACCTCAGAAGTTCGGTCACCCTTCCTTTTCACCTTCGGCACACCGAAGCTCGTTCTGAGCCGGCGGGCCTGCCCGAAGTTAGGGCGACCTAATCTCGGGAGGGCGCGCCGGCGGCGGCGCCGAGGTTCGGCGGCCCTAACTTCGGCGGGGCTCGCCTCCGGGGCCTCCGGGGCCTCCGGGGCC